GGTTTCGTCCAGTGGTACGGGATCGGCTACGACGGCGGCACCGAGAGCTCGAACCCGGTCGACATGACCGCGGGCCTGACCTTCGACGCGCGGCTCGTCTACGCTGCACCAGGGCTTGGTGGGGCGGCGCTCGAGTACGTCGGGCTGCAGGCGATCAGCGTCGCCAACGCCGGCAACCCTTGGCCCGGCGGTTTCGCGGCGATCGACCAGGACCTCCCGCAGGGCTTCGAGGCGTGGCTGCAGGTCATCGCGATCAACAACACGACCGCGGCGACCCACGTCTGGTTCAGCTACGAGTTCGTCGACCGCGTGCCCTGATCCGCCCGATGATCGATCGCGTCGACCCAGGCGTCGATCACGGCCCTGGCCTCGACCAACGCCGCTCGCAACTCGACCTCGCCGTCTTCTCGTCGAGCTCGGTCGCGCCGGAGGGCGAAGGCCTGGGCAACCTCCACCAGGAGGCCGTCCGCATAGGACCGGGTCTCGGAGCGAAGTCGAGCGTGGCCCTCGACGGCGTCCGGCTCGCCCACGAGATAGAGGGCGGACTCGCTGACGAAGCTCGGTGAGTCGATGGTCAGGCCTCGGCGAACCCTCGTCTTGGCGAGCCGGATCAGCTTGGACGCGATCACCAGTCAGACGCCTTCCCAGGGCAGCCCTCGCCGCCGCAGTGAGACGTGGGCGTGCAGTCAGCGTGATGCTCCGCGGGCTTGGCCCCTGTAGGGGTGCCGTCGTTCCACCCTTCGACCTCTTCAGCACAGCCTGCGCACATGGGCCAGGGCCTGTAGTCGTTGCTCTCGATGTGCTCCATTTGACTGTCACACATCTCCTCGCACCGCACACACGGGCGTCGCCCGATCAACTCCAAGCAGACCAACTCTCGCGCTCGAGCGATGAATGCACAAGAGCGCTCCGCGGCGGGCGCATCCTCGGCCGCATTGATGCACAGCATGCGCCCGAGTTCGGCGACCCGCTCCCGTAGGCGGGCGGCCTCCGCGGTGAGCCGCTCGACCTCGGCGCGGAGCCTGTCGCTGAGATCTTCACTCATCGCCACAAGTACCCACCGCCACCCGATCGCTTCCCGCGTAGTACCCTCGACGCGTGAGCGGCTTCGGGATCCTGCCCTTCGGCACCGTCGCGCCCTGGGGCGGACCGGGCCTGCTCTCGATCATCACGGCCCTGTGCGTCGGAGAGAACAAGATCACGGTCTTCTTCACCGACCCGCCGAAGTGGCGCGACCCGATCGGCTACCGCGACAGCCGCAACGCGCTGAACTGGCGCGTCGACCCGATCGATCCAGCGGTGCCTACCCTCGACGGTGGGATCTACGTCGAGCCCGGCAAGCGCAGGCCCACCCGCGGCGTGGTGATCAACGACATCCTCCAAGACGAGGACGATCCTACGCAGCTACATGTCTGGACGGCGCCGACCCTCGAGCCCGGGATCGAGTACGCGGTCCAGCTCGTCGGACCGATCCTCGGCGCGAACTGCCAGAAGTTCGGCGGCCAGACGATCTTCATCGTGACCGCGCGCGACCGTCCGCTGCGCAACCGGACCGGGATCGCGGCCGTCGACACCTACGGCGACTGGTCGAACCCCTTCTTCGAGATCGACCCGGTCACCGGTCTGCCCGTCGCGCGAGAGCGGATCTGGCGCTACGACGAGGCCGGCGAGCTCGTCCTCGCGGACAACGCCGAGTCACTGAAGACGCGAATCCTCCAGCGGATCCAGACCGAGGTCGGGGCCTTCTCGCACCTACCCAACTACGGCCTGACCAGCTTCGCCAAGCGCGTCGCGCGGCCATACGACGTCCAGCAGATCGCCGTGCGCGTGCGCGAGCAGATCCAGTTCGAGCCCGACGTACGCGAGGCGGCCGTCGAAGCCCGCGTCGAGGTCGAGGCCAATGGCGGCGGCGTGGTCCGGTTCGTGATCAGCGTGCAGCCGCGGACCGAGGGTCTGCAAACGTTCCTCTTCGACCTGCCGGCGCGGTGAGCGGGAAGCGATCGGTGGGGCTCGCGGTAGACCGGGCATGATCCGCATCATGATCGAGTTCAACGGCCGCGAGCTTCGCCGAGGACCGCACCTCGATCGCGCGGGTCGAATCGATGGTCTGGTGCGCGAGTACATGGACGCTCTCGGCTCATGATCGCGCTCGTCCTCGGCTCGGTCGCCGCTGCGCTGGTCGCCGACGCGGTGCTCGACCCCGACAAGCGTCTGGCGGTCAGGCGGAGGCTTCGGGCGTACCGTCGAGCGAGGGCGCTCAAGCGCGGAGACCATGCGGAGATCGCAGCGCTGGAAGCTGGCCTGGGTGCCGCGCGCGCTCAGTGGGTCAGGTGCACGAGCGACGGCCACTACGCGCTCGCGCGCAACCACTCGCGCGCAGCCAAACGGATCGAGCGAAGGCTCGCAAGGCTCCGGTGATACCCTCGGCGCGTGGCCACGCTGCCCACCGCCGAGGACTACATCCAGGCCGCCAAACGCGAGGGGCTCGCGCGGCCTACTCGCCTGACCCGCGAGATCATGGAGACGCCTGGTAGCCAGGTGAACATCGCCTTCGCGGCCGTCGGTGCGATGTCCGAGCGAGCGTCGACCTATGCCCAGCGGGAGCTGAACGAGACCCGGCTGCGCACGGCGCTGTCGGTCAGCATCGAGGCCCTCGAGCGCTACGGCGCCAGCGAACTCGGCGGCGAGATCCGACAGGGAGCCACCTCGTCGATCGTCCCGCTGACTTTCAAGCGCGATCCGGGCGGATCGTCGATCGTGATCGCGGCGGGGACCCTCGTCTCGACCAACGGCGGCGTGACCTTCGAGACCGCCGTCGACTTGCCGCTGGGCTTCGGCGTGACGGGCGACACCGTGGACGCGATCGCCACGACCGCTGGTCCGGGCGGCAACGTCCCGGCGTTGACGATCTCGACGATCCTCGGGCAGGTCCCAGACACGACGTTGGCGGTCAACAACAACGAGCCCGCAAGCGGTGGTCTCGTCGAGCAGTCGCCCGAGGACTACCAGGCGCAGCTCGAGACCGCGTACCAGCGAGCTCGACGCGGGACCCTCGGAGCGATCGAGGCGGCGGCCGCCGCTGTGCCCGGGATCATCTCCGCCCAGGCCGAGGAGCTCCTCGACGGCGACGCGCAGACCGGCCGGGTCCGGGTCCGGGTCCTCGGGGGAGGTGGCACGACGAACAGCTCGCTCGCGAACAAGGTGCGAAAGGTACTCCGCGAGTACAGGTGCGCCGGGATCCCCGTGATCGTCGAAGCCCTCAACCCGCAGACGGTCTTCATCGAGGCCTACAACCTCGTGGTCGACCCGGACTTCGACGAGGCCACCGTGCTCGAGCAGGCGCGGTCGACCGCGGTCGCTGTGATCGGCGACCCGACGGCTGGGATCACCGGCGAGGTCGAGGTCGGCGCCACGCTCTACCTCGCCCAGATCACCGGAGCCTGGCAGGACATCGACGGGCTCTCGGTGCCGCAGGGTGCGATCGTCGTGCCGGCCGGCGACGTCGTGCCCTCCGCGTCGAGCTACCTCGTGACGAGCGCAGACGTCGTGCAGGTCTCGACCGACCCGGCCCCGTAGCGTGCTAGCGTCGATCCGTGAGGCGCGTCGGCTACTACTTCTGCGAGCACTGCTTCGAGACGAAGCTCTTCGTGCTCTGGGAGCCGCCGTGGGACGACTACGCCGCCGTCTGCGTCGAGTGCCACCGGCACCATGGAGGCTGCGAGGACGGCGAAGGGTGGGCCGAGGGCGGCTACACGATCCGGCACGTCGTCGTGGACCTCGGAGTGGAGGAGATCGGCGAAGCCAACGGCCAGGTCGAGGAGCGCGCCGAGGTCCAGCCGGTGATCACGCGCGAGCAGCTCCTCGCGGGAAAGGCGGCGCTGCAGGCCGAGGTCGCCGAGCAGATGCGGCAGACCTACGGCGTGGCCAGCGAGTTCACCAAGGCCTACGAGCGGCTCCGGCAGGGACTCTCGAGCGATGACCCCGCGATTCGCGCTTCGCTGCTCAACCGGCCGGATCCAATGCGTCGAGGGCGAAAAGCCTAGCGATTACGGTTGGTTGCGATTTTTTCGAGATTTCTCGAAATAAGATCGGCGGGGTGCGGTTGGGTGGACCGATGACGACGAAGATTGATCGGCGACTGTTGATCGAGGTCATCGCCCAAGGGCGACTCGACCGCGAGCTGGAGGACATGCGGCTCAAATCGACGCTTGGCTGGGACGAGGATTGGCTGGGACGTGAGTGCATCGGAGATGGGTTTGACCCGAACCCTCTGCTTGCTGGTCCCGGCGGCTTCGGGCTGCATGGATCAGCATCAATGTCCGGCGAGATCGTCGAAGGCCGCGGCGACCATTCGCACGCGACCTTTCGATGGGAGGACCGGCGATGATCGACTGGCTCGCCCACGTCCTCGTCGACTCCGGCCTGATCGCGACCGCGGCCTGGTCGTGGCGCGTCTTCGTCACGATGATCCTGCCGGTCGCGGTTGAGCGCTGCCCCTGGGCGGACGACTGCGAGGGCCCGCTGTGAGCGAGTCGATCGACGACGCGATCGCACGGGCGCGCCGCGTCGGTGACCACGTGCGACTGACCCTCGACGGAGTGGCCGTGCGCGTGTTTCCGAGCGACGAGGTCGCAGACGTCCGCCATCGGCTCCGATCCGAGTCGATGTACCCAACGACCTGATCTTTCTGGGGATCGATCCCCGCTGAACTACCACTACAACCGAGCGCGGAGCTGGCCGCCCTGCGCTCCTGACCAACCAGGCCAGAACACGAACAATGAACAACATCTCAACTCGCGTCAAAACTGTCGCTCACTTCGTCCGCCGCCGTTTGTGGCGCCGCGGTTACCGCCTCACGCTGTCTGGCACCATGGTGGCCATGGGTCACCCGCGATTTCCTCGGCTCGCGCTGCTCCGCAGCGAGAGGGCTTTTCGCCGTGAGTGTCGACGCGTGCGCCGTAGGCTCGCCCGGGATCCCGGGCCCGTGGTCGAACTTGTGCACCGCCGCTGACCTCGGCGAAACGCCCCCGTCTGGGAGACATGGTCCTGCGACCAGGGCATTGTCACTTGCGGGCGTCCGCCGGCTTGGACATGCCGGCGCTGATGAGCCGTCCAGAACACGAAAAAATGAAGACCAAGAACACCTACGTCCCCGCGCGCTTCGACCTCGTCGTCACGCGCCACGCTCCCCTCGTCGAGTACCTGATCCGCGAGGGCTACATCGACGACTCGACGCCCGTGGTCGAGCACGCCCATGCCCATGCTCGGACCGCCAAGATCAGCCTACGCCGTGACGTCTACGATGTGATCTGCGGCGGCACGATCGCCCGCGATCTAGACGTGCTCGAAGCGCAAGCACTCGCCGACGGACACAACGCCGCCAACGTCCGCGGCAAGCACGTGATCGGCGTGCTCCCGCATCACCTCAGCTCGAAGGCCGCGAGCGTGACCGAGGTCCAACTCGACTGGACGCTCGAGGACCGCAAGGCGATGCAGCAGTCCGGCGACCTCGACGTCGAGGCGGTCGCGCGCGCAGCTCGGGGCCTCCACACCTACGTGGTCCGCCGCGCGGAGGCGCAGCACATGCACTCGGCGGCCGTCGAGGCGGCTTGGCGCTACGTCGAGCGACATGGCACGAGCTTCGGCGCGGGACCCGGGATCATCTCCTGGGCCGGATGCGAGTCGGTGCGTGGTCTAGACGCGACGCTGATCGGCAGCGGCTGCGAGCAGGCCCATGCGCAGATCATCATGAGCCGGGGACTGTGGCGCCCGCAGAGCAAGGGCCCGTGGCTCGACGGACTCGGGCGTGAAGTCGAGGTCGACGACATCGAGCCGGCCGCTGGCTGGCCCGAGTAGCTGATCTCGCGTGATAGCCTCGCCGCATGCCGGACATCGACAAGGTCGTGATCGGGACGCGGCGCAGGCTGGTCAGCGACGACTTCAACAACGGGGAGCGCTTGCGTGACCGGGCGCTCCTCGAAGGCCTGTCGGCCGCCCAGCTGCAGGACGCCTATAAGTCCGTCGCGGCTGGGCTCGGTGGCGTCCTCGGCGGCTTCGACGTCCGCGCCGTCGCCGGCACCCTGACCGTCGAGGTCAGCCCGGGGATCGCGTTCGTCCCCGAGACGCCGGCGGACACGCTCTACGATCCACCGATCGACTACATCGAGCAGCGCAACCCGGAAGTCATCGACCTGTCGAGCTTCGTCGACGGCGGCAACCCGCGCCTCGTGACGATCGAAGTCCAGGCCAACCAGGTCGCGAAGGTGAATACGCTGGTCGACGTATTTGATCCGGGGACAGGCACCTTCGCGGCGGTCAACCAGGACGTCGTCGTCGGGAGCGATCCGGTCTTCAACGTCCGCGCCGGAGCGGCCGGAGCTTCGCCACAGGTCGCGGCGGGTCCCGGCGTCTCGGGCTTCATCCCGCTGGCGATCGTCAAGCTCTCGACGGGCCTGGCGGCGTTCTCGGACGACCGCCTTCCGGTCATGTGCTGCCGACCGCTGCTCGCCGCGTCGGGCAAGACCTTGATCGCGGACCGGACGATCGAGGGCGGTGGGATCAGCGTGGGCGAGGAGGCCGGCGGCACCTTCGGCGCGCTGCAGCTGCCTGAGATCCACGACGCCCGGGTCGAGTTGCTGGGGATCCCTGCGCGAGCTCGCGGCAACGTCAGCTTCTCGGGCACCGTCACCGCGCGCACGCCGGACACGACGAGCCCGGCGGCGCTGCTCGCCTCGACGGGGCCGGTCTACTGCTACCTCGTACCGCCACCGTGGGCGTCAGACTACGGCCCTCTAGCGCCGCGCGAGGCCAAGGCCACCAACCCCAACCAGCTGGACCTCCTAGCGACGCCGGACTCGATCGTCTTCGGCGACGGGTCGACCTTCACGTCCCTCGGCCTCGGGTTCGCGCCCCTGGAGGCGGGGCCGACCTTCGTGAACTGCATCCCGATCTGGGACGACCAGGGGCCAAACGGGATCGACCGCGGCCCGCTCAGCACCGCGCCGATCAGGATCGTTGATGCTCGAGGCAACACGAGCGGCTCCCTGACCCTCGACGCGACCCAGGACCCGTCGTGGGGCAACACGCAGGTCGTGACCGAGAGCGTCTACATCGGCGCCGTGTCTGCGACTGGGGGCCAGTTCATCGCCCAAGCCTATCGCGGAGCCGGCGAGGTCTGGATGATCGACGAGGTCGACGTCGTCGCCGGCACTGGCGCCAAGCCGATCCGCCGAGACGTGGCCGACGTGGCGCTCACGACCTTCAAGCCCGGCGGGTTCCCGTCGATGGACCAGGCCGGCGTTGAGCCGACGATCCTCCCGACCGCTGCCTTGTGGGCGAAGGTCGGCACGGTCTTCGAGGGCGGCAACCTCAACGCCGTCGTTGCCTTGATCGTCGGCGCCAACTTTGGATCCGGAGCGGCGGACCAGACGCTTGTCGCCGAGTACAGGGTGCGACTCGACAACACCAGCCAGCCAGCCTTCGCGGCAGACGACACGTTCGAAGTAGGCCTCGACGCGTCCGGTCAGGCTCAACTCGCGGCGACTGTAGCGGCCGGCGGAGCGACATCGATCCTGTTTCTGCAGGGCTACAAGGACGCCTTCCTGGCGACCCGCTAGTTGCACCTGTCGCCGGGCAGGTGGGGCCTCGCCTCGACCTCGCAGGTGGGTAGCACGAGCATCGCCGCGTTGCCGGACCAGCCAATGCACGCGAGGCCATCCGCGCACGAGATCGAGTCGAACGGGTCCGCAGATCCGTGCTGATCCGCGCAGCCATCCTCCGGCCAGTGTGACCGGAACTCCAGGCCGGCGAAGTCTGGGTCGCACTCGGGCACCGCAGCCGCGAACCACGTCCCGTCGCCGACGTAGCAGCCCACGCGTCCGTTGAGATCAGATTCATAGCAGCGAACCTCGGGCATGAACGTCTCCGGGACTTGGCCAGCGGCGCAGCTGTCCTGCGGCCACGAGTCGACGGGCTCGAGGTGATCCGTCCGGCGCTCGAGCTCGTCAGCGTGGATCGCATAGGCCCACGCGTCGCCCTCGCCAGGCGGTCGAACCATTGCCACCGCGCCGAAGGTCGTGTCGGTGCATCGGATCTCCGCCCATGCCTGGATCTCAGCGTCGCCCGTCTCCCCGGCGTCATCGTCGGAGCCGACGGGGGCCGAGCAGGCGGAGAGGAACAGGGCGGCGGCGAGAAGGTGGGTGCGCATGATCGTGGTCTACCTTGCTGGCGATGATACCCGCGAAGACCCAGACCGCTTCCCCGTGCAACCGGACGGGTGCGCTATCCTCACAGCGTGGACGCTGACGCCCCAGCCCTCCGACCGAAGCTCGTCGACATCGCGAGCCTGACCCTCGACCCGCACAACGCACGCCGCCACAACGACCGCAACCTCGCGGTGATCGAGCACAGCCTCGGCAAGTTCCAGCAGGTCAAGCCGATCGTCGTCTACGAGCCGACCGGGGTGATCATCGCCGGCAACGGCACCGTGACTCGAGCGATCGACATGGGCGCCGAGCAGATCGTCGCCGTCTTCGTCGACAAGGTCCGCGACCCCGAGACGGGCGAGCTTCGACCGATGACGCCCGAGGAGGCCGCTGAGTTGGCGATCGTCGACAACCGCAGCGCCGAGCTCGCGGAGTGGCACCCCGAGCAGCTCGCGGAGACGATCGGCGAGCAGCCGGACTTCGACTGGGGCGACGTCGGCTTTGAGGCGGCGGACTTTGAGGGCTTCGACGTCGAGTGGCCGCTCGAGGAGGTCTCGACCGTCGGCGAGCATGAGCGGGGCGAAGGGGGGGGCGAGGAGCCGCCGCTACCCGAGCCGCCGAAGGAACCTGTCACGCAGACGGGCGACCTGTGGATCCTCGGCGACCATCGCCTCGTCTGTGGCGACAGCTTCGACGAGGGCGCTCGGGCGCTTCTCCTCGACGGCGAGATCGCAGACATGGCGCTCATGGATCCTCCGTTCGCGATCTACGGAAGCTCGACCGGGATCGGAGCGGACATCGCCGACGACAAGATGATCCGGCCCTTCTTCGCGCGGCTCGGGTTCGTGATCGTCGGCAGCGTCCGCGAGTTCGCCCACGTCTACGTGTGCTGCGACTGGCGCAGCTGGGCGACGATCTGGGATGGTCTGAAGGGCGCGAAGATGAGCCCGAAGAACGCGCTGATCTGGGACAAGGGGGGCGGAGGCCTTGGGAGCATGTACGCCCATTGCTACGAGATGATCGCGTTCTTCGTGCGGGAGCCGCCGAAGCACAAGATGACCAGCAGCCGGATCGCTGGGCATCGCCAGGTGTTCAAGCCCAACGTCGTGCGCGGGCACAACCGCCCCACCGGAGACGAGCGCCTGCACAACGCGGCCAAGCCCGTCGCCATGCTCGCGGAGCTGATCGAGAACAGCAGCGACGAGGGCGAGATCGTGCTCGACCTCTTCAACGGATCGGGCTCTGTGATCATCGCGGGTGAGCGGACCGGGCGACGGGTTCGAGCGATGGAGATGGAGCGGGCGATGTGCGACGTCACCGTGGCCAGGTGGGAGCGCGAGACCGGCCGCAAGGCGCAGCTGGTCAGGCCGCGCGAGGGCTGACCGCGCCCATCGGGTTGAGCGCGTCCGATGCCGCCCGACAGTCGGCCGCGACGCGCTCCATGTCGGCGGCGATCTCCGCGTCGTCGCAGTCTGCGGCACCGTCGGCCATGACCTCGGCGACGTCGCGCACCGCCTGAGCGATCGTGGTCTTTCCGAGGATGACGTCGGCCACGACCTCGGGCGTCAGCGTGCCCATATCGATCATGTCGACGACCGTGCAGAAGGCGGCGCGAGTGCGCGCGGGACCTCGCACGGACAGAGTCGCGTACATGCGGCGGACGGAGGCGACGGGGAATGCAGTGCTCATCGCGCACCCCGCGAGCGCATGCGGCGGTCGAGGACCTCGGAGATCTCGAACAACTCGGCCATCAGATCGGAGCGTCGAGCGCGGCTCAGGGTGCCGGCGAGGGCGCGTTGGATCTGGGCCTCGCGGCGGGGCAGGTCTTTCGTCGGCATCGCGCGGTCCAACCGGCCCCGCCATCACCTATTCCGCGATCAACCAACTTTTTCGCAACCCAGCGAGATCGCTAGGTTTTCACCGACTGCGATGCGTCAGCGTGCCGCATGAGCGCGCTCGCCGTCGCCGCCCCGCAGATCGCGGCGATCAGCACGACCGCGAGCAGCTGCCAGCGCGGGAGCTTCACATCGGGCCCCTGTCGAGCTGCGTGACTCGGCCCGCGGTCATGGACCCGTCGGCGCGCGCGAGTGCGAGCTCGGCCGAGTGCTCGGCAGTCCTGGCCTGGACGGTCTCGGTGGCCGAGGCGAGGCCTGCGAGCAGGTCCGCGTGCTTCTTCTGACCCCGGCGCATGCCCTCGAAGCCCTCGGCGAGTCCGTCGACGGTCGCCTCGAGCCGGTCGAAGCGGCGGTCGAGCCTGCGGTCGTGCTCCTCGAGCTCCTCGCGGATCATCTGCTGGAAGGCTCCGGTCCTACGCCGGCGCCGAGGCTCCGGCGTGTCGAGCCCGCTCACGTCGAGGTTGTCTTCGCTCCCGAGCGCCTCGTCGACGGTCGAAGCGACCCGTCCCACCGACGGCAAGAGCTTCGCCACCGCCTGCCAGACCTTCCAACCGATCACGCAGACGGCCCCGAACGACGCCACGCCTCCGCCGACGAGCGTGCTGATGATCAGGGCGGTGTGCTCGTCCACGACCCCGACGCTACACCTGCGTCGTCGGCCAGCGCAAACGGCTTGCCCGTGACGACGGGTCGGGGTAGGTCAGCGGGATGCGTTCTCGACCCGCGATCGTCTTCGCCCTGGCCCTCACCGCTTGCCCGCTGAGCGAGGCCAACCACCCGACGCGCGACGACACGGCCCAGCCCGCCGACGACGGTAGCGGGGACGGTGGCTCGTGCTCCGAGGAACTGGCGGCCGAAAAAGCCCGGTCCGAGAAGCTCGAGGCCGATCTCGCTGAGTGTCGGGCGAGCCTGCCTCAGTAGGGCGCCGGGAGCACCGACCACCCACCGCGAGCGTAGGTGATCAATACGCGCTCACCGTCGATCTCCTCGATTTTGCCTTCGCGGTAGGCGCTACGGCCGAAGGCATTGATCGAGGATGATGACAGCCCGGAAGCCTTCAGCTGCCGGGAGGCGAGGGACACGAAGCCCCTGACCCTCACGCGCCAGTGAGGGGTCAGGCCAGCGAGGATGATCTCACGCTTGCGGGCCGAGCTGATCTTCGTCCTCACGACCAGCCCTCCATGATCAACAGTGCGTGCCCCGAGGTCATCGGTCACCTTCCACATGCACCCCGAGAGCGCGCGCGTTGGACCTGGCCTTGCGAGCGCCCGCCTCGGTGGGCTGGTACGCCCGGATCTTCATCCGCAGCGCGTGCCACTCGCGCAGGTGCTCGTCGGTGACCTGCATCGACCCGACCCCGCACGCCTGCGCGAGCCAGATCCTCAGCATCTCGTTCTGGTTCATCGGAGGGCGCCCTCACGCAGGAGTAGCTCCTCGATCTTGGCCAACAGCGAAGCCCTGCTGTGGTCGCGGGTGAACAGCGTCGAGCTTCCGTCTTCACGGAGCAGGCACACGCTGAATCCTTGCTCTCCTCGCCTGATCTCGATGGTGGTCTTGGTCTCGTTTTGGTCCATGGTCGACCCAACCTCGAGCCCGCGGGCCTATTCCCCCGGCCGCCAAACGCGCAACAGGTAACTGTCCGACGCGGGGCCAGACCAGATCGAGATCTCGACCACGTCCTGGCCTCGGATCGTCGCTCGGTGACGGTCGAGGATCCTGCAGATGTTGTCGACCTTGACCGCGCCGTCGGCCATCAGCATCTTGAGGTCGTCCGACATCGCCGCGTAGATCGCCGCGCCCGCGGGCGTCGACTGCTCGCATCGGACCTGGATCGAGTCGTCCAGCAGTTCGACGTCGAGGGTCAGGGCGACGAGCTGCTTCTTGGCGTTGGCCACGAACCGCCTGGCAAAGTCCGCGGCGACGCGATCATGGGCCTCCCCCATGTTGACCGTCACCTCGACCCCTACCTCGTCGAAGGAGTCGTGCGCGGCGAGCAGCTTCCGCACGCGCGCGCGCTCCGACCGGTCGAGCTCGGCGACCAGCGTCTTGATCATCGACATGCGCTGCTCTCGACTCATGGGCTCGGTGTCGACTTCGATGTTGATCGACGGTGGCAGATCGATCGGCTGCACGGGCTGCGTGAACTGGTGCTGCGGCGGAGGAGCCGCGTAGACCGAGACCGCTGGCGCCTGCATCGGCGGCGTCCCGGTCGAAGGGCGGACCGCGTGCGTGAGGGGTGGTCGCTTCGGCTTGCTCATGTGGTCGAGGTACCGGCGGCGCCCACGAGCGCTTCCCGTCGCCTTCTCGCGATCGATCGGGATCGTCCTGCGTCGTCTGCGGAGATCGCGGAGCTTCGCCAACGGTGAGATCTCCGGAGGCCGTCATCGGCCTGGAGCAGGGCGTCGGTCGCCACCATCTCGGCCTGCGACCATCGCGCCACGGGGTGACCGCTGAGCACGCGGGTGCGCGGAGGGCGACCACCTGAAGGCCGGGGGAGATCTCCGAGCTGCGCCGCCGTCGTCCAAGCGCGATCGCGACCGCCGACCGATCGCGCCGACCGATCGCGCCGACCGCGTCACGATCGCGGCCGCTGGCGCGCGATAACCGAGCTCGAGCGGGCCGCACACCGATCGCGACGGAGACCGACCCCAGGCTGCAAACAGCACGCTGTGGGCGACCACTGTGGTTTGAACCGTTATGACCGCCCCCGGGGCACATTCGAAACGGCGTCTTCGGGGAGCCAGATCGCGGCGCACACGCGCAACCGCCCCCGGGGCACGTTCGCGATCAGCGCGTAAAATGGCCGGGAATAGCCCAGCGATCACGCGGTTAGCGCGACCGATGAGCACCCCGATCTCCAACTTCACCGCCCGCGACATCGCCGGCGCCTACTCCTACAGCGCGGACCGCGTGCAGCTGCTCGTTGTCGACGAGGCGACGGTGCTGGCGATCGGCTACCGCGAAGACCGCACCGCGACCGGGCGCGTGGCCTGGATCGTCGCCGACCCGGACAACCGAAGCTGGCTGCACACGCGCAACGGTGGGCCGTTCGCAGCGCGCAAGACGCATCGGAAGCGGCTCGACACTCTCGACGACGACCTCGACGCGCTCGTGCGCTGGCTGCGAGGTGACGCGTGAGCACATCCAAGTATACGAACACCGCGCGAGCCGTCGCCGACTACGACCGCGCATGGCAGGCCGCCGAAGCCGCCGAGACGACCCAAGACATGAATGAGGGGATCGCGGGAGTAGATGCAGCCGAACAGAAGGTGCGCGAGTGCTGGGCGAACGAGGCTCGGCTCTATGCCGATCCGGTGACCGCGATGAATGTCCGCGACCTCGGCCTCCCGGCCTGTTCAGCTGACTGGACGTTCCTGCGCGAGGTCGTCCTGAAGATCTCGACGCCAGGAGGGCTCGCGTGATGGCCCTGATCTACGTCAAGGACCCAAGGATCGAGCGCGACATCGGAGATCGCTCCGGTCGCGTGCCTCACTACGTCGTCGACCGCGACCGCTGGGAGGCCGGAGGTACGCGCGGGGTGCTCTACTGGCCGGACACGAAGGCGCCACCGATCAAGCCGAGCGAGGTGAGGCTGAGTTGGATCGCGCGGGCCTTCGACTCGCCCGACGAGGCCGCGGCCTTCGTGGAGGCGCTCGTGATCCAGGGCTGCCTGTGACCGACCCCTGGCAGACCCTAGTCGAGATCTCCGCCCGCTGCTCGTGGGGCAAGATCCCGCTGCGCACCCGCAAGCGCGCCCTCGACCACGCGATCTCCCACGTCCCGCTCGACCCCGAGCACGTCCGCGACGGCGCCAGCGGCCGGGCCTACTCGCCCGAGGCTGTCGAGATCATCACCCTGGGCCTGCGAGGGCGCGGGATCCAGGTGGACGGGCGTATGGCGACCGCCGACGAGCGCGAGGCGTGGGAGCGTCTGCATGGCAGTGGCGGATGAACCTGGATCTCCCCGCGCTCCTCGGGGTAAAAGGAGAGCGCCTGGGACTTCGTGCAGTCGTCCCAAGCGCTCGGTCCGCCACGTCGGCGGGCTCGACAGCCCCTCACCCGAGAGGAGGCCGACGTGCCTCAGAAACCTACCCGACTGGCCAACGCCGGTCCAGACCAAACCGAACCCGCCGAGTTGCGATCTCGACGCTGCGGCAAGACCCAGGCGATGCTCGAGCACGCGGCCGTCTGCGCCGACAAGCTCCTCGCCGCGGGCGTCCTGAACCCCGTCGTCGTCTACGCCGGGAAGGGCCGCGCCGGCGACCTGCGCCGGCGACTCGACGAGATGGGCGCGAAGACCGTGCGCGTGCTGGAGACCGACGCGTGAAGCGCCTCCGCTGGCGCCGGACGCCCCGCAACCTCGACCGCCTCCGGTCGCTGACAGCGCTCGAGACCCTCTACCTCGAAGGCTGCCCGCCCGGTCGAGGCCGAGCTCCCGCCCGGATCGTCTGGCTGTGCCTGGCCTCGCACCTTCGCTGGGGCCGCTCAAGCGGCCGCGTGCACGTCAACGACCAGACGATCGCCCGCGAGACCGGCCTGGCCATGCGCGCCGTCGAGCGCGGGATCGCCTACCTGGTCCGCGTCGGCAAGCTCGCGCGGTCCTATGGGGTCCGCGGAAGGGGTCGAGCCCGCCGCTACGGCAGGGTCCTGAACATGCAGATCGACGGGCCAGCGCCGATCGTCGAGCTGCCCAGCGAGGCCGAGGTCGCGGAGATCTGGAAGCGCGTTCGCCGGCTGTCGAGCCGTCCGGTGACCGCCCTCGGGATCGCCCTCGCGGCGCACGTCGTCGTCAAGACCCAGCACCGCAAGCTCGGCCGCGTGCGGAAGATCGACGCCTCGGTGGGCGAGCTCGCGCGGCTGCTCGGGATCAAGCGCGGCGGGAGCTTCAACGCCCACCTGCAGCTCCTCGCGGACGTCGGCGTGCTCGGCAAGCCCGGGGACCGCTGGCGCGGCTTCATCGTCTTCGGTCGCCTCGCCGAGACTTTTGACGAGCTGCGCGGCCGACTGCTGCGCGACTTCGCGCCGGGCCTGATGAAGGTCAGGCAGGTCGCCCAGGATGCCGAGGACCGGCTCGCGGAGATGGCGGCGGCGTTCGCGGCGCAGTATGCGGCCGCGGGATAGGCGCGAAAAAAGATCGAGAAAGTCGGGAAGAAGATCGGGAGAGCCCGGTTAGGCCACGCGATGACGAAGACCATCACCACCCGGAACCCCGTCTCCGACCCCGCCCTCGCTCGCCTCGGCGATCTCCTCGCGCAGCTCACGCTTCGCCAGGACGACAGCCGCCAGACCTGGCCCGAGGGCATGTTCGCGCACCAACTGCGCGAGATCCCCGCGTGCTACGCGGGGAAGGGTGGCCGCGAGCGCTTTGTCCGCGACATCCGCGAGGCCGGATCGGTCCAGTCCGATACTCGGTCGATCACCTACCGATCGACCTCGCGGGCGACTCCCACGCTCTACATCGACCACGACGGCGATGCGGCGCTCGACCGAGACCTCGACGCCCTCTACCGCGAGCGGTTCCCCTACGACTACTACGCCGACGGCGCGGAGATCCTCGACGACGACGACCTCGACCGGAGCATCGACTGTCTGTTACGTCGAACGCGAAGCCTTTGTCGCGGGGGTCCTGGCGGCACGCATGCAGGACGGCGACCTGGCCCCGGCTCCTGTCTGGGATGACGTTGCCACCTTCGACGGCCGCCCGTGGCGTGGCCGAGTGGATCTCGTCTCTGCCGGCTTCCCCTGCCAGCCGTTCAGCCAGGCGGGTAAGCGCAGGGGGACAACTGACGCTCGCTGGCTTTGGACCGACATCGACCGGATCATCGGCGAGGTGGGACCCCGACTCGTGGTGTTGGAGAACGTCCGCGGCCTACTCACGTCGTCTCGCGCGCTCGCGTTTGGGCAAGTGCTCGCCGACCTGGCCGACCGCGGGTATGTGGGGGCCTGGCGGTGCCTGCGAGCTGCCGACGTCGGAGCTCCCCACCGACGCGACCGCGTGTTCGTCGTTGCCGTTGCTCCCGACGCCGACGACATCGGACGCGAATGGTGCAGGCGACGGGGATCGGCAAGGTGGACCAAGCCTTCGGACCGCCGTGGCCATGTGGCCGACGCCGACAGCGGGCGACGCGAAGGCGTCGGGCTCGCGGAACTACAGCACGAGCAACGCCCACGCGGGGACGAGCCTGACCGACGCGGTCACGGGGGACAATGGGGACCCGACGGGCCCTGGGCGGTCTGGGAAGCTGAACCCGACGTGGGTCGAGTGGTTGATGGGCTGGCCGCTGGGGTGGACCTGGCCAGGGCCTCGCGGCGAAGTCGACTCCGGGCCACCGGCAACGGATGCGTGCCCCAGCAAGCCGCGGTAGCGATCCGCTCGCTGCTCGACCTGCTACTCGCGGGAAGCGACCGCCCGCCCCGCGGGTAGGCTCAGGCATGGACCCGACGACCCCGAATACCCCTACCCCCGTCATGCTCGTCACGGGCGAGTACTTCGACCACCTCGCGCCGGACCCGAGCGTCATCAACCTCGACGTGCTCGAGCACGGCCTGCAGGCGCCGCGGTTCAACGGCCAGACGCTACGGCCGATCACGATCGCCGAGCACTCGCTGCGGGTGCGCCGGATCGCGGTCGAGTTGATCGGGCCAACTCCGAGCATGTTCGAGGAGGGCCAGGCCGTGGACGTGCTCGAACGGCACGCGGCCCTGCTCGACGGGGTGCCGATTTGGGCGCTTCTGCACGACGCCCACGAGGCACTCGTCCCGTGGGGCGACTGCCTGCGGCCGGGCAAGACGCCGGAGATGCGCGAGGCGGAGGATCAGGTCGACTCCGCGATCCGTCTCGCGCTGGGCGTGTCACTACCGGACGAGCGGACGTTCGAAATCGTCAAGACCGCCGATGCGATCGCGCTCTACTTCGAGGCGCTGCTGTGGCAGCCGGGCGCGATCGACTGGGCGCCCGACGTCTTCCCGTGGGGGTCGGACGCGGCCGCGCCGATCTCGGTGCGTCACTCGGACGTGATCCCGCGCTTCATGCCGTTGATCGCCCCTCGCCCAGGCGAGTGCTGGCGGACCGAGGTCGAGGCGCTGCTCGGGAAGCGGTAGACCGGCTCGCGGGTACCCCGAGCATGAACCGCTTCAAGCAATCTCTCGCCGCGGCCCTCCGCGCGGACCCGATCGACCTCGACGCCTTCGATGAAGAGGAGGCCTGGCTACTGACCAAGGTCAAGGTGCTCGCGGTCTCGGTCGAGACGCTGACTGAGGAGCTCGTCGACGCGAAGGCGCAGGACGTGATCATCCAGGCGCTGTGCGAGCGCGAGGCCCGTCGGCTTCCGGCGGTGTCGGCGTGAAGATCGCTGAACGACGGCGCGCGGTGATCCGCCGCCTCGCCGACTGCCTCGTGCGCGTCCGTCCGGTGCTCGACCGATGCGCCGTCGCGCTCTACTACGAGGAGAAGTCCGACGAGCATTCCGTCGCCCTCGGTCTCCACGACGAGATCAGCGAGCTTGCCGAGGCGGCACTACTCGCGGCGCTGCCCGACGGATTCGTCGACTACATCGATGACGAGGTCGGCACGATCGGCCTCGAGCGCGACGGGATCACGCTTGAGCTCCCGAACGAGACGCCCGACGATGTCGTCGACGCGCTGTTCTCGATCGCCAAGCTGGCGGGCGACGGCCGCTACACCCTCGAAGGTCTCGCGCTTGCGATGGCCGAGTTCGTGAGCCGGCCGGACCCTCAGCACGAGGAGCAGATGGCGAAGCTCGCGGAGATCCGCGACGCGGTGGAGGAACGACGATGACTAAGATCCAGTGGACTCAGAACGCCGACGGCACGCCCGGCAAGACCTGGAACCCGATCGTCGGATGCTCGAAGGTCAGCCCCGGGTGCGATTTTTGCTATGCCCAGGGCGACAGCCCGCACCGCTTCAAGTCGGTGTACGAGCGCGATGGCGTCGTCGTGATCCGAGGCAAGGCGAAGCGACCAGGCATGACCTTCGTGCCGCGCTCGCCCGACGGCAAGTCGCTCGGCAAGGGGGCCCAGTGGACCGGCGAGCTTCGCTTGCTCCCGTGGCAACTCGACGTCCCGCTCAAGCGCAAGAAGTCGACAACGTGGTTCGTCAACTCGCTGAGCGACATCTTCCACGAGAGCCTCGTCGACTGCGAGGAGGGGCGCCGATTCATCGCCGCGATCTTCGGGGTCATGGCCGCGACGCCGCAGCACACATTTCAATGCCTGACGAAGCGGCCGGCGAAGGCGCGCGCGTGGTTTGACTGGCTGGACAGCGTCGCTCCCGTCGGCGGCCAGGTCGAGTTCTGTGTTGGCTGTGCCGAGGAACACGGCGTGGATTTCGGCGAACGTCTCGTCGACGGCCATTGGCCTCGCCGAAACATCTGGGTCGGGACGAGCGTCGAGGACCAGCCTCGCGCCGACGAGCGGATCCCCGAGCTGCTGCGCGTACCCGCGGCGCTGCGGTTCTTGAGCTGCGAGCCGCTACTCGGTCCGCTGGACTTGGGAGAATGGCTCGGGCATAGTCCAGTCCATGGTCGCATCGATGAATCGCGAGGAGCTGGCCTACGACGCGGTCCGAATGGGGCTTTTGGAGATACGCGACGACGGGTCAGTGTGGAAAATAGCTATCCGGAGGGGAAGCCGATGGGGCACGACTCCGACCATCCGGCCGTGCGACCCGAGGCGAGCCGAGAACCCGACCGGAGCTGGCTACTTGCAGGTGAGGGTGATGCTCGATCGGGTCAGGCACCACGCCCTCGCGCACAGGCTCGTCTATCTTCACTTCCGCGGCCCGATCCCAGCCGGCCTTACGATCAATCACATCAACGGGGTCAAGGACGACAACCGCCCCGAGAACCTGGAGACCGCGACCTACAGCGAGCAGCTGATCCATGCTCGATCAGTGCTCGGCAAGATGTGCCAGAAGGGCTCGAAGAACAACGCGTCGCGCCTGACCGACGCCGATATTCGGAAGATCCGGGCGCTGCGGGAGACAGGCCTGACCCAGGCGAAGATCGGCGAGATTGTGGGCTGCGCACACCAGACGGTATCGAAGATTCTGCGCGGCGATCGGTGGGGCCATCTTGGATAATTTGCGGGGGAGAGGGCGGCCCCAAGGCGCGACCGTGCGAGGTCGCGTGGATCCGGTCGATCGTCGAGCAGTGCGCGGCCGCGTCGGTTCCATGTTTTGTCAAGCAACTCGGATCGAAGCCTCTCGCGCGGACCGATGACGACCTCGGCAACGAGGCGGCACACGACTGGGACGCGCAGACCGGCGGCCACCCGTTCCCGGCCGAGGGCTGGATCCCGAAGCTTCGCTCGAGCAAGGGCGCAGACCCTGCGGAATGGCCCGAGGATCTCCGCGTGCGGGAGATGCCCGACCGTGGCTAGCTCGAACGTCCTGAACTACCCGCTCGCCGAGTTGATCGGTCGCGAGGTCAAGCGCCGGCGGGTCGAGGCGCGCATGTCCCAGGTCGCCCTCGCCGAGCGCTGCTTCATCAGCGGTCCGTCGATCTGCGTCTACGAGAAGGGCGACACGTGCCCGAGCCTCAACTCGCTGTGCGCCCTGGCGATCGCGCTCGACTGCGACCCGGGTGACCTGCTCCCGACGGGCGACGAGCTGCGCGCGGTCATGGGGCCGACGGCGTGACCCGCTGGATCGTCTACCTGATCGCCTGGGTCGAGGCCCGACGCTCGAGGCGGTAGACTCGCGGGCATGGCCGCCGGCGACATCTCGATCACGCTCAAGGGATCACTCAAGTCCGCCCCCGCGAGCTGCAACGGCGTCGGCAGCACGTCCAGCGGCCCGACGTTCCAGCTCGCGCTCAAGTCGAGCAACGCCGCGGCTGCCCAGGAGGAGTCCTCGATGGTCAGGCCGATCGACTCGGTCGCACCCGCCTTCGAGGACCTGGGGATCCCGGCGTCGATGGCCGCGCGGGTGTTCTACCTGCGCGTTCAGACGCTCTCGCCGTTCGTCGTCCGCCTGACGACCGAGCTCGCCGGCGTCACCACGCTTCCATCGCTGAGCGGGTCGATCCTGTTCGAGTTCGCCGCGGATGACCGCCTGACGACCATCGAGGTCCAGGGCCAGGGGACGATCGAGTGGTACGCGGCTGGCGACACGGTTTGATCGTGGTGTAGGCTTGGCGCGATGGACGTCGACGATCAGATCCCCGACACGCCCGCCCCGGAGCCCGCGCCAACGGCCGAGCCCGCCCCGGAGCCACCGGTCGTTGAGGCCGCTCAGCCGCCGGCCCCGGATCCCGACCCCATGCAGGACCCGGTGTTCCGCGCGGCGCTCGAGGCCAAGCTGGCCCAGGAGCGCGAAGCCATGGCGGCGCAGGCCGAGCAGGATCGCCAAGCCGCGAAGGCGGAGGCGATCTCCGAGTTGGAGGCCGCCGCGAAGAAGGAGGCCGAGCTCGCAGCGATGACCGAGCAGCAGCGTCTGCAGCGGATGCTCGAGGACGAGCGCGCTCACAAGACGAGGCTCGCCGCCGAGAAGGCCCGCGCCGAGGCGGACAAGAAGGACGCCGACGCTCGGATCGATTTCCTCCGAGCCCTCGGATCGTCGGCCCACCAGCTGGCCGACGATCCCGACTTCGAGAAGCTTGCCTACGAGCGCGCGAAGCGGATGGCTCCCGACGGCAAGTTCGCCACGGTGATCCCGGACCTCGCAGCCGCTCACCCGGCCCTGTTCCGCCAAGCGGCTCCGTCTGCGTCCGCGACCACAACGACCTCGGGATCGTCGGCGCCTCGCGGTGCGACCGTCGCCCCCGCTCCTCCGTCCGCGCCACCCGGCAAGGACGCGATGGCCATGTCCACCGCCGAGTGGGCAGCCCACAAGCGAAGCCTCGGGATCTTCCACTGACCTACACGCGCGCCCCCGTCTCCTGGCCACCTTCGCCACTCGACCAGGAGACCTCGAATGAACATCCTCATCGGCAACGCCAACCTCGACAAGATCATCCAGGACCGCACGATCGCGCGTTCGATCGGTGAGGCCCTGTTCCCCGGGCTTCTCTTTCGTGCCGCGGCGCACCGCGAACGTTGGGAGGCCCGAGCGGGTCAGACCATGGAGTTCCTCAACCCGGGCCTGTTCCGGGCACGGACCAAGCCTCGGAATCCCGCCGTCGAGCCCGGCTTCGCGCAGCTCGACTACGAGAAGTACAAGGCGACGATGAACCTGTACGGCGACAAGACGCAGGTTCACATGCCGTCGAACTACGTCACCGCGATCAGCCCGTACCTCGAGAAGCAGCACAAGTTCTCGCTCGCGGCCGCTCAGGTGCTCAACCGGCTGCCCCGCAACCGGCTCTACCAGAACTACTCCGCCGGCCACGCGATCGTCGACGCGATCCTGGCCGCTGGTCTCGAGGTCCAAGTCTCGGCCCTCAACGGCTTCACCGAGACCCCGGATCCGCTGAGCGGGTCGCTCGTCCCGGTGTCGTCCGCCAACCCGCGCGAGTTCAACGTCAACGGCGTGCTCGCCGGCTCGCAGATCATCGGGACGATCCCGGATGACACCGACTTCCCGCTCGGGCCCGGACGTCTCGTGCTCGACGTCGCCGTCGGTGGCCTCGCGGCCGGCAACCGGATCGACGCCCTCGACGCCTCGGTTGTCATTCGGCCGAACGGCGCACCGACGGTGGACGGGATCACCGCGGGCAAGGTCCTGACGATGGACCTGATCCGCAAGGCGATCTCGAGCCTCCGCCGCGACAACGTCGGCCCCTGCGCTGACGGCTACTACCACGTGCACTTCGACCCACTCGGCGAGGAGCAACTGCAGCTGGACAACAGCTTCCAGCGCCAGATCGAGGGCATGGGTCTCGACGTCGCGCCCTACCTCAAGTTCGCGGTTGGCCGCACCGCTGGCTGCACCTTCTTCGCGAACAACGAGGTCCCGCGCGACAACACCGTCGACCCGGACAGCTTCGTCCAGACGCGTCCCGCCTCGGCCCCACTGGCCTTCGGGTCCGGCGACGTCGGGCTCGAGACCACCAACGCCGGTGGGATCGAGTTGATGAACACGATCGTGATCGGCCAAAGCGCCCTCTGCGAGAAGCACCTCAACGAGAACGCCTTCATGTCCGAGGCCGGCGTCGCCGGTCGCGTTGGTGGCATGCGGGCGACCAACGGCGGCGTCGAGATCGACCTCGACGGGATCCGCTTCATCCTCAAGGCGCCCACCGACGCCTTCAACGAGAACGTGACCCTCGCGTGGTCGTGGGCCGGCGACCACGTCTGTCCGACCAACCGCCTCACCGGCACGAGCTCGGGTGGCCGCAACGCCGCCGGCGATCGGGTCGGCGTCGCCTACAAGCGCGCGCGCCTGATCCAGACGGCGCTCAACTAGCCTCGACCCTCGAGCAGAGAAAGGACCAGAGATCATGGCAGGACGTACCGTCAAGACCCTCCTCAACGAGGCCACCGAGCCCACCCGCATGCAGACCGCGCTCGCCCAGTTGCGCGACGACTCCGACCCCGTCCGGGGCTTCGGTGACATCATCGCCAGCTTCGTGCCGGGCCTGACCACCCGCACCGGACTGCCGTCGCAGGTCACCCACGTCGACGGCCCGCTCGACTCGTCGGGCGCCGTCGTCCCCGAACCCGGCCGGATCTTCGCGGTCACGTCCGAGGACGGCGTCACCAACTTCCCGATCGTCTACGGGACTACCGCGCCCGCGGTCGGCGAAGTTCAGGTCATCTACTCGGCGACCGGCGTGCCGACGCTGACCTTCCAGGCGGCCGTCACCGGCTACCGCGTCGAGAAGGCGATCATGCCGCTCGAGCTCGCCGAGGCCCTCGCCGCTCCCGGCAGCGCCTGAGCCTTCGAGCTTCGAACGAGCGCCCGGTCCCGCGAGGGGTCGGGCGCTTCTGCGTGGTCAGTCGTTCTCGGCCAGCGTCTCGACCATCCCGACGCACTCGTTGAGCGTCGGGTCATGCGCCCGCGGGTCGCTCCTTGGGTCCCATCCGCCGCCGTGCGAGATCGTGATCTTCGGGATGGTCGTGATCTCCACCGCCCGCTCCGGAGCCCCAGCCTCGTCGAAAATCGATGGTTCGCCCTCGGCCGTGCTCGGCAGGTAGGTCCCGTCGACCATCGACCGAAGCTTCTCGTGTCGGACCATCCCCGGTCCCTCGCACTTGCCACACAGCGTGCACGACACCGCGCCCTGGATCGCCTTGTCGTCCGCGCGCCAGCGACAGGCCACGAGGTCCTCGTCGTGGCGACGGTGCATCACGTTCTTGCGGCAGGCGATCGGGTAGAGGACCTCGTCGCCGTCCTGGATCGGATGGCGGACGCCGTGCATCTCGTGGTCCCGCTCCTCGGCGGTGGGCTCGGGCGGCGCGCCGTCCTCGAAGGCGATCTGCGCGGTGAGCAGGTCGCGCAGCGCACGGTGCTCGCGGGTGGTCAGGTAGACCGGCTGGTTCTCGCTCATGCCCGGTCTACCCGCCGGGCGGCCGGGCGCTTCCCGCGATGCTCACAGTGGTAGTGGCGGCAGGTCGTGGGTAGATCAGAAAAAAGATCGAGAAAGTTGGGAAGTGGCGGAATATGGCGCGTTGGGCCCGGTTGGACCGCGCGATGACGACGAGCATGACCCCCGAAGCCTGGCGCGACCGCCTCGAGCTGACCTACGTCCCGAGCGCCTATCAAGCCGCGATCTTCGACTTTGTCGCGGACGGCGAGGGCAACGGCGTGGTCGAGGCCTGCGCAGGATCTGGCAAGACAACGACCATCGTCAGCTGCGCGAAGCTGGTCGAATCGGGCTTGTTCCTGGCCTTCAACAGGTCGATCGCCACGATGCTGAACACCGAGCTGAAGGGGACCGGGATGGTCGCCTCGACGGTACACTCGCATGGCTTCGGCGCGGTCCGCCGGGCCTTCGGCCGGGTCAAGGTCGACGCCGGCAAGTACCGCGACTTCGTCGACGGCTGCATCGCCGAGGTCGACGCCGCGCAGACCCTCCGCGGCGACGCGCTCACGCCCGCCGAGATCAAGTCGGTCATCGACGACGGCTTCCCGCGCAGCTCGACCCTCAAGTTGATCGACCTCGCGCGGCTGAGCCTAGTCGCGCCTGAGGCGGGCCCTGGCTTCGCTGCCGATCTCCTCGCCCTCGCGGACCATCACAACATCGACTTCCCCGGCGCCGTCGAGCAGCTGATTGTCGACGTCGCCCGCCTCGCCATGCAGTGGGGCGCCGACAACCCGAGGATCGTCGACTTCACCGACATGGTCTGGCTCCCCTGCCAACTCGGACTGCAGCCCGCGACCTACTCGTCGATCTTCGTCGATGAGTGCCAGGACATCTCGAAGGCGCACCGGGTCCTGATCGGCCGGTCACTGACGAAGAACGGCCGACTGCTTGCGATCGGCGACAGGAATCAAGCGATCTACGGCTTCGCGGGAGCAGACAGCGCGTCGTTCCAGGCGATCATCACCGAGTTCGACGCGAAGGTCCTACCCCTCAGCGTCTGCTACCGCTGCCCGACCAGCGTCCTCGACCTCGCCCGCGAGATCGTCCCGCAGATCGAGGCTCGCCCCGGCGCTCCAGAGGGCGTCGTCCGCAGTTCGACCACCGACGCGTTCCTCGACGAGGCCCGGCGCGGCGACATGGTCCTCTGTCGCCTGAACGCGCCGCTCCTCAGCCTCGCGTTCAAGCTGATCGGAAACGGCGTGAGCGCGGCGGTCCGCGGTCGCGACCTCGGCAAGGGGCTGGCCAAGGTGATCACCGTCGCGGCCAAGGGTCGCAGCTTCGCGGACTTCGGCCTCGGTCTCGACGACTGGGAGGACCGCGAGAAGGACCAGGCCCGCAAGCGCTACGGCAAGCGCAGCGAGGACGCCCTGGCCGCGCGGCTCGAAGCGATCTCCGACCAGGCCGAGTGCATCCGGGTGATCTGGATCTCGTCGGGCGCGAAGTCGGCCAACGAGCTGAAGGCCGCGATCGCCAAGCTGTTCGAAGACCAGGACCCCAAGGTCGTGCTCAGCTCGGTGCACCGGGCGAAGGGGCTCGAAGCTCCGCGGGTGTTCATCGCCAAGCCCGAGCGGCTCGGTCAAGCGTGGCCGAACTCGCGCCCGTGGATGGTCGAGCAGGAGCGGAACCTGCTCGACGTCGCGGTGACGCGCGCGCAGGAGGAGCTGGTGATGCTCGACGGCGTGATTGACGTGGGTGGCGATGACGACGAGGACGACGACCCGATCGTCGCGGGGATCGCTGGGCCTTGCCACAAGTGTGGGGCGCCCGTCGATGGCCTGCCGGTCATGAGTGTCGTCCAGAGCCTCAAGGGGCCCGGCCATCACGCGCATGTCGACTGCGCGCACCCCGGGCGCAAGCACGACCCAGGGTATCTAGACCGCGACGCCAAGCCCGAGAACGATCAGCCCGCCCCGCTCCCGCCCGTCGCCGCCGACGCCCCGGACACCTACGACCCGCACGCCGCCGCCGCTCGCGTGGCCCTGGCGCGCCGCCTCGACGCCGAGCTGCGCGGCCTGGGCTTCACCCCGAGCAAGCCCGCTCGCGGCTACTGGGAGGTCATCTACACCCGCAAGCGCGGTCGCGTGACCTGCAAGGTCGCCAGCACGATCGAGGGCGGCCAGGTCCGCGGCGTCGGCAAGGACTCGATCAAGGTCTCGCTGGTTCGCGACGCGGACACCGTCGACGAGCGCGGGATCGGCAAGACCAAGCGCGTGCATCGCGTCGGAAAGATCGCCTCGATCGTCGGCCACGTGAAGCTGCGGATCGCCTCGCTGACCGCCTGAAGAGATCTCCCCAAGACCACACCAAACCCGTAGGATGACCGACATGACCACCACGCAGATCTTCACCAAGTACTTCGCCCCTCTCGCGCCATCGATGCGGCGCATCGCGATCAAGCTCACCGGCAACGTCGCCGACGCCGAGGACCTCGTCGCCGACACGCAGCTGCGGATCTGGAAGGCGATCGACCGTTACGACCCCGAGCGCGCGACACCGTCGGCTTGGGCCTTCACGATCATGCGCAACGCTCACCTCAACGACGTTGGGCGTCGGTCGCGTCGCGTCGCCGTCGAGCATCGCTGGGCCAAGTCCGAGGTCACCGACTTCGAGAAGCTCGAGGGCCGTATCGACGACGCGCGCGCCCGCGAGTTGATCGACTCGACCGTGCGCGAGGCGATCGACGATCTCCCGGAGACCTGGCGCGACGCGACCCTCCGCGCGATGAAGGGCCAGCGCCACGCCGACATCGCCGAGGTCCAGGGCACGACCCGCAACACGATCCACGGCCGCACGTCGAGGTCACGGATCGCCCTGCGCAAGAAGCTCGCCCACGCTCGCCCCTTGCTCGAAGCGGTCGCGTGAGCATTGAGCTACGCCACGGAAGGTGGCAGGAGACCCTCGACGGAGAGACCGCCGACGCGCTGATCTTCGACGGGCCCTTCGGCAAGGAGACGCACGACGGCTACGGCAACGACGGCCGCGCAGCTCGCTCGCGCGGCGACAAGCCCCGAGACCCTCGCTACCGACATCGGCCGGGCTACACCGATCAGATCAGCTACGAGTTCCTTGACGAGGCAGACGTCGAGGCGTTCGTCGCCAGCTGGTCTGAGCGCACGCTCGGCTGGGTCGCGTCGATCACCGACCACAACCTCGCGCCGGTCTGGTCCGACCACCTGAGCGACGCGGGGCGCCTCGTGTTCCCGCCGATCCCGATCGTCGACGTCGGGTCGCGCTGCCGCCTGTCGGGGGACGGCCCTTCGTCGTGGTCGTGGTGGCTCGTGGTCGCGCGCCCGCGAACGGCTCAGTTCCAGAGGTGGGGGACGCTTTCGGGAGCCTACATCCGCAGCCCCAACGATCCGCGGTCGCCGAGGACGGGCGGCAAGCCGCTCGGGATCATGCGGGAGATCGTCCGAGACTACGCGATCCCGAAGGACTCCTCGCGCGTCCCGGGTTGGCCTCCTCGGCCGCGTGTCGTCGACCCCTACGCCGGGAGCGCGACGACGCTCATGGCCGCGCGCGAGCTCGGCCTCGACGGGCTCGGGTCGGAGGCGGACCGTGCGACCTTCGAGGATGCGCTCGACCGGATATCGGCGACGCCGACGCGCGCGAACTCAACCGGGACGCTGCCGCTGTTCTAAGGGCAGCCCACGAGGTCCTTCTGGATCAGCGTGTAGCCGATCCCGCCGCCCTTGGCGGACTTGAGGCAGTCGTAGACCTCCATGTACAGCGCCGAGGACAGCGCCGCGTAGCCGTCGACGAACGCGAAGTCCCACGCGCTGCCGAGGAACGTCCCGAAGCTCGCCTCGAAGTAGGCCGGCGGCCCATCGTCCCATGCGGCCCCGAACTCGCCGAGGGTTGGCGGCGGGACGCACACGAAGAAGTGCCACCGAGCCTCGTTGATCGACAACGGAAGGAAGCTGTCATTGACCGGGAACGCGTCGCCAGGCCCGTAGAGGTCCCACGCCCCGACAACACCAGGCGCGAACTGTGGGTCGACGTCCCAGAACAGGCCGGAGAAGTTCGGCGCGCCAGGCCCGTCGTAGCCGACGTCGCAGATCTCGGCGGTCAGGCCGTAGGGCTCGAGGATCCGCAGGATCTTACGCTCGAGCAGCTCGGGCGAGACCACGTCGTCGAACCTCGACGCGCGCCGGCGCAGCTGGTCCTCGGACTCTCCGGGCATCCGCTGGATCCCGCGCTCGCGCAGCTTCAGGCCGAGGTCGTCGTCGCGGCCTCCAGCCGGTGCGGTCATCGACTCGATCACGACCCCGAGGTCTTTGGCGTCGAGGATCGTCCAGCTGATCTGGCCGTCGCCGTTTGGGTCCAGCGGGTCGGGCTGCAGCGGATCCCCGTAGTAGATCAGCAGACGGCCGGCGAGGGGCTGCTGCGACTGCGAGACGAAGGCGGAGACGCGCGCGCGGACGTAGAACGCCGGGACCCCGTTGACTGTGGTCGATGCCCAGCCCGCGGGCGGCGTGATCGTCACCGGACGCACGCCTTCGATCGAGAAGGCCTCGGTCCCGTCGACGAGCTCGACCGCCAAGAAGGCCACCCACGCGACCCCGTCCCAGTACTCCCAGGTCAGGTCCAGGTCACCCACCCGCTTTTGCTGGACGTCGATGTCGATCTGCGAGAACGGCTCCGGTCCGCCGAAGTAGAACGCGTCGTTGACCACCGGGGCGACCGGAAGCAAGGCGATCCCCGAAGGCGAAGCGGCGCGAGCCGTCGCGGTGTAGTCGGTGAAGACGCCGCCGTCATCGGCCTGGGCGGACTCGACCAGGTTCGGCTGCGGACCGTCGTCGAGGATCACGAAGCGCGTAAACCGGCCGGACCCAGGCGGATCCTCGACCGTGCTCACGCCGTACCCGATGATCCGCAGGACGCGGCCGATGTTCGCGGCGTCGCCAGCCTGGTTGATCCGCAGGTAGAGGCCGGGGTCGCTCGGCGAGAAGGTCGGAGCGAGGCCGTTGTCGGTGAGCGTCGCGGGCCCGAGGGTCAGCACGGCTTTGATGTCGCTACGGCCTTGCGACCGATCTTGCAGGTCGACCACGTCGATCCCGGGCAGCGTCGGATCTTCGGGCAGCGTCAGGTTGCCGTCGTCGTCGGCAAGGTAGTCCAGGTTGCCTGGCTCGCCGATCACGGTGGACTGCAGCTCGACCGTGCGCGTCGGGTTGGGATCGAAGGGCACCCACTGGATGTCCTCGACGGTCTTGTAGAAGCGCTGGCGAGGCCCCTCGGTGAAGACGGTTCCGGCTTCGAGGAACAGGCCAGAGTCCTCGCCGGAAGCCCTGCCGAAGGTCACGAGCTGCGACGCCCGGACTCCCGGCCCGGCCGGCTCGAATCCCGGCGGCCGCAAGAAGAACTGCCGCGACGCACTTCGCCCTGCGACCTTGGCGTACTCGAGCAGCGCCCGCGCGGCGCCGCGGTAGGTGGCGATCCCGCCTTCGGGATCCTCGAAGAACTTCCGCCAGTACTCGTCCGGCGTCGTCAGCTGGATCTCGCGCAGGAGGTCATCGAGGGTCGGGGACTGCTCGGCCACGCGGTCAGGGTATCAGTCGGCCTCGACCACTTCGAAAAGCTCACGACCGCCCCAGCGCCCGCTTCGCGGCGGCCTTGAGCATCGTGTGCGTGACGCCGTCTGGCACCTGGTCGTCGAGCAGGATCCGCTGGCGGTAGGCCTTCCCCTCGATCGTGTCGCCGGCGACGATCGCCAGCAGGTCGGGGCTGCCGACGACCGAGTTGAGCCACTCCTCGCGGACCTCGGCGTCGGCCTGCTCCTGAGCGATCCGATCACGCCTGCGCTCCCTCGATGCGGCTCGGTTTCGGCGCTTCATGCCTCGACCCTCGGAGCCAGACCTGCTTCGCTGACGAGCAGGCCGAGCCGGGTCAGATGGAGCCCCTCGTGCTCGAGCAGGCCTCGTCGCTGGAGAGCCCGAACGGTGCCCGAGCGCGTCATCGACGACACCCGTGCGTCAGTCGGCGTCGTGCACCTTGCCTCGCTGAGCGCTCGCCTCATCGCCACGGACAGCTGCCCCCAAGCCATCCGCGCGAGCCTGAGGCACCCGTCGAGGTCGGCGTCGATCAGATCGGCGTGCTTGTATGTGATCGGTCGCTTTCGCTTCGCCATGTCGACCTCAAAAGGTGAAGTGCCCGCCGTGCCCCGCGCACTCCTCGACCGAGCGCCGCGGGTAGACCTTCTGTGGCGCCTCGACCGCGACCACACCACCTACCTCGCACGCCTCGACGATCAGCTGCTCGACGATGTTCGAGCACGACCACCTGTCGTAGTTCTCGGGACGCGGTGCGTCGTCGGGCTGGTTCTCGATCAGGGCGTTGCGCTTCTCGGCGAGCGCCTTGAGTCGAGCGTACGTCGACCCCCTCACACTGATCGACCTTCGGGACTGTTTCTTCGCCATGCTCGACCTACCCGCCGCGGGCGGGATCGCTTCCCGGGAAGCACCCGGACGGGTGCGCGGTAGTCCGGGCATGACCATCAGGCCACCCGACCTAACCGCCTTGCGATGCGCGCACGCTGACGCGATGTTCGGCCCGCATCCAGATCCGGACGTCGCCGACGCACTACAGGCGGCCATCGACCTCTTGAAGCCACCCGAGGATGTCGACCCGCTGCACGCACGCGCCCGCGCAGCGATCGACCGGCTCGGCCTCGACGGCTCGCGCCTCGAACTCGCGCTCACCGTCTTCGGCTGGGGCAGCGACGAGGCCAACGGCTCGCTGCTCGGACTGGTGCGGAAGGCGTGGGGGCGCGAGGCCCCCGACGGAGTGACATACGACCACGAGCTCGGATGGGGCTGGTCATACGCCAACGGGTTCGACCCCTGGGAGCGCGAGGACCTGAGCGAGCACTGGCCGATCGAGGACGTCGGACTGCTTCACGTGCTCGCGTTGGAGGCCAAGGCGCCATGAAGATCCAAGCCTGCCTCAGCTCGAACAACGAGCACTACCTGACCCCGACCGAGATCACGCGACCCATGCGGCGCCTGCTCGTGCCGAAGGGGTCCGGCCGGACCCTGATCGACCTCGCCACCAACGCCGCGGCGATCAACGCTGGCCTCGTGCGCGCGGACTTCACCTGCGACGGCACGCCCGACGGCGGTGACGGCCTCACAGTCGACGCCTCAGTCGCCGACTGCTGGTTCTCGAATCACCCCTACGGCACGAAGATCAAGGCGTTCACTCGTCGGGCGCACGAACTCGGTCGCGGCCGGGGCATGCCGGGGATCTCGGTCACGCCCTTCCGCGGGAGTTCCTGGGCGCACGAGTACATCTTCGGCAGCGCCGACGCGTGGCTGATCGCGGACAAGCGCTTCGTCTTTTGGCGGCCGATCCCGATCCGCCAACTGCCTGAGTCCGAGTTCCTCGACCTGCCCGAAGGCAAGCGCGAGGCGGCGCGCGAGCGCTACCTCCGAGCGTGGTTCTACGCGGCCGACGAGGAGGAGTTGCCTCCTCCGTTTCGCTGCATCGGCGAGAACTGGGCCGTCGGCCCCGAGCTCAAGTCGCTGGCGAGCTGCCACGAGGACGACGTTACGCCGTGGCAGGGCGCGCCCTTCGACACCATGATCGCCTTCTGGGCTGACCCGCGCGACTACGGCGGGCCCGTGCTCCCGGTTGCCCTCGGCCAGTCGTTCCTCGACCAGACCGCCGACGGCCGGTGGGTGCTCAGCGACCTCGGCGACGAGCAGGACGAGCGCGAGGTCTCGGAGCGCTTCGCCCACTCGTGGATCAAGGAGTTCGGGACGCCGCCGAGGAAGCCGGCCGATCACCCGATCACCGTGCGCGAGTTCGTGCGCCACTTTGGTCACCTCGGGACGATCGTCGTGGCTCGAGGGCCCTACGCGGGCGTCTATCGGAAGCGGTCGTCGTGAGCAACGGAGAGGGCTGGCTCGTGTTTGGTGTCGGCTTCGGCTTGGGCTTCGCGCTGGCGGCGTTCTTCGCCGTGTTCAACATCAACGCGCGCGCCAACGACGTCTGCCAGGCCGCGGCCGCCGAGTTCGAGCGCGACTGCTACCTCGACGAGGGCGCGTGCTGGTGCGCGGACGGGGACTCGATCCGCGAGCTTGGAGCGGGCGAATGATCTCCGACGAGATGCTCAGGATGGCGAGGCGCGTACATATCGCCACGGGTGCATGCCTCGGGATCGCGCTGGTCGCCGCGCTCGTGGCAGCGTACGTGGTCATCGCCGATCGCCCGCTTTGCTTTGCGCGCGACGCGGTCACCGTCTGCGACTGCGAGCCCTAGCCACTCGACGCGGCTTCGTGCTCCTCGGCCGTGTCCCGGTCGAACCCCCGGTCATCGCCCCAGCTGCGCCGCCAGCCGACGACGATCTCGCGGTCGTTGGGCCGGTTGGGCGGCGCGTCGAACTTGCGGCCGGTCGTGACGTCGGTGAACAACTCGTCGAGCCGCCGGGTCTGGCCGTGAAGAAGCCGCGAGTCCTGGCCGGTCACCGGGTCGAAGGTCGCGACGAGCTTCTTCAGCATCGGGTCGTCGGCCGCGTCTTCTTCGAGTAGCGCGGCCATCGTCGTGGCGTTGTGCACCGCGCTGACCTCGGTCCTGACGATCCGGTCCACCATCCACTGCTTGCCGCCGACCTGCTCGCGCACGAGGTCGTAGACCTCCTCGCGCGCCTCGGCCCACGGCGTGCCGATGATCATGTTCTTGGCGATCGCGTCCTCGATCGCGCTCACCGTCTTGGCCCCGTAGCGGGCGAAGGACTGCTCATAGACGCGGAGGCGAGACCGGAGCAGCGGACGGCTGTAGCCCCGCAGCCACTCGAGCGAGTCGAAGCGAAGCGGCCGGGCTGCACCGAGGAAGCTCGCGTCGAGCTCGCGGAGCCACGCAGCTGCGTCGGCCTGCGCCTTCTTGGCGACGCCCGGGAGGGCGCGCCGAAGCAGGGTCAGCTGGGCGCTCGACAGCCCACGCACCGCCTGCGCGAGCTGGACCAGGGTCGACGCAGATGAGGCCGCTGACCAGCTGCCCGGCCGCGCGCGCTTGAGATTCTGCTCGATCTCCGCGAGCGCCTCGTCGACGAGCTTTCGCTCGCGTCGCTCGAGTGTCGCCCACAGCTTGTCGTAGCGGGCTCGCTGGGCGATCGCCAAGTCGGCGGCGAGGTCGGCGGTCACCCGGGAAGTGTACGCGGGGCTCGGCGGTAGTCGTGGGCATGGAGATCCCGCGCGCCTTCGACGTCGTCATCTATCACGCCAACTGCTACGACGGGTTCACGGCCGCGTGGGTAGCCAAGATGGACAGCCCGGACGCGCGGTTTGTCCCCGCGAAGTACGGAGACGTGCCGCCCGACGTGGACGGAGCGCGCGTTCTGATCTGCGACTTCAGCTACCCGCGAGACGTGCTCATCGCCATGAACGAGTCGGCGGCTTCGCTGCTCGTACTCGACCATCACAAGACCGCTGCGGAAGATCTTGCTGGCCTAGACTTCGCCGTATTCGACATGGATCGATCGGGCGCGGGCCTCACGTGGGACACGATCTACCCTGGGCAGCCCCGGCCGCCGATCGTCAGCCACGTCGAGGACCGCGATCTGTGGCGGTTCAAGCTGGAGCACACGAAGGCGGTGCACGCGGCCATGACCGCGATGCCGATGATGTTTGAGTGCTGGCAGTACTTGGCGTCTCGACCAGTCCTCGAACTTGCCGCCGAGGGTCAGGCCGTCCTTCGGTTCACGCAGCTTTGCGCGAGTAAGTTTGCCACCCGCGCCAAGGTCGTCAGCCTGGGCGGCCATCGCGTGTGGGCAGTCAACGTCCCGGTCGAGTTCGTCAGTGAGACTGCTGAGGTTCTGAAGAAGCGCGAGCCACACCTGCCGGTCCTTGGATGGTCGTGGGATGGCGAGGCCGGTGACTTCTACTGCTCGCTCCGGTCTCGCGACGATGGGCCCGACGTCTCTGAGATCGCCCGCGAGTTTGGCGGTGGCGGACACGAGCACGCGGCCGGCTTTCGCTGCGACATCGTCCCGGTCTAGCCCAGCAGCCCGGCGAACTCGGCCACCGACCCGCGGTAGCGGTTGCGGTCGATCGGCGACGGCAGCCCCGGCCACGCGTAGGCGTACTCGCCCCCGCCGGACCACTGCCAGATCGACCACGGCCAACAAGCCCATGGGGCCCCGGGAGTGGATCGTGGCGATCAAGTCGCTCGCGCAGTCGCTCGACAACTTCCGCGAGGACTGCGAGGCGTCATGAGCTCACGCGGCATGATCGAAGCGTCCGTCATCGCCGCTCTCGCGGTCACCGAGTCGCGGACGCGCAGCCTACGGATCCAGCTGCTCGTCGTCGAGGTCCTGCTCGGGCTCGCCCTCGCCTTGCTCGCCGGTCTCCTCGCGCTCGCGTGACTCGGGCACGTCCTTTGACTTCGAGCTTCCGCGCGTGATCGGTCGGCCCAGGGCGTCGAACCGCTGACCGCTGGAGATCGTCTCGCCCTTCTTTTCGTCTTGCGCAGCCTCTTCGAGTTGGGCATCGATCGCGCGCTCGAGTTCGGCGGCTCGCGCGGGCTCGCGCGTGTTCGGGAATCCCTCGTTGATCGTGAGGCGGGCGGCCTCGGGAGTCAGATCCTTGCCGACTCGGGCGAGGACATCGCCGAAGGTCTTCACCTGGATCCCGTTCATGGCTTCGTGCTGCACTTGTTCCGTGCCTTCGGTCTGAGGGGCCTCGCCTGCCTGGCCTTCGAGATCCGCGAGCTCCGCATCCGTGTCGACGTCCGGCCGCATGGCCTCGAAGAAGCCGGCCTCCTTGGCGTCGCGCTCGCCGCTGATCCGGTCCATCTCCTCGGCGACGTCCGTGTCGGTCTGGGCGAGCTTGGTCATGTGGGCGACCGCGGTCTCCTGGCTCATCGACGGCAGGCCGCCCGTCGCGGTGCTCAGGGCTGTCGCGGTCGTCTGGAGGTCCTGTGGCGTCGCCTGGTGGAAGCCCGGCCAGTCGAGGACGAGCGCGCCACCGGGCCCGATCTCGTGAGGCTCGAGCGTCATGTCGTCGCTCTCCTCGGCCCGGACCTCGCGCGGCGGCACCTCGACGCCCTCGCCGTTGGACCCGATCTCGCGCAGGCCGAACAGGCGAAGCTGGGTGAGCATGACCGCGAACGCCTGCTTGAGGCCGACCCCGAGCGGGGTGCGTCGCTCCGCCGCGCGCGAGTGCTGCGTGTTCCACAGCAGCTGCAGCGCGACGCCGGACTGGTAGGCACCCGAGTTCTCGGGGTCTGGCTGGATCACGCCGGTGCGTCGCTCGATCTGCCGACCGATCGCGACGACGGTCTCCCACGCCGTCTTGATCGAGTTGCCCGAGATCTCGAGGAGCTTCGCGTCGCCGACCTCGCTGACCTCGAGCTTCGCCCCGTAGCCCTTGCGGTTGTTCGGCCAGCGCCGAAGCATCATCGGCTTGTCCTTCACCAGCAGCGTCGGGTCCGTGTTGGCGCGCGACCCTCGGACGAGCATCGACTGGGACCGGTCGAGTTGGTCGACGGCCTCGAAGACGGCCTCGCAGTCGGGCTCGCCGACCGGGTTGTCGCTGTCGGTCGTGTTCTGGATCCAGACGACCGGGCAGCGGCCCGCGCCGTGGGGCGTGGGTTGCTCGCTGAGCTCGATCCGGTCGTCTGGGGTCTCGACGCCCTCGGTCTCGGCCTTGCCGTCGTCGGACTGAATGACCTTGTCGTGGATGGCGTAGGCATAGGTCTCGTCCCATGCTCGAGTGCGCCAGACCTCGACGGTGGCGACGCGGCCGGTGGCCTCGTCGAGCTTCTCGACCCGGACCCGCTTCTGCTCGATCACGAGCGTCGGGATCCAGTCGGCCTCGTCGGACCACTCGACGTAGAGGTTCTCCGGCCGGAGCGCACGCAGGGACATCTTGCCTTTGCAGATCTCCGGGAGGACCGCGGACGCCCCCGTCGCTCCGCCGATCTTGCGAGCCTCGGCGAAGGCGGACCAGGCCCCGCAGTACTTGAGCAGGGCGCCGAGCAACTCGGTCGAGGCCGGGTCACCGACGACGCGGACAGCCGGCTGGCGGCCCTCGCCGAGCAGCAGCGCCGTGTAGGTGTCGACGATATGCCCGACGCTGAGGCTGTGGCAGATCGGCCGCTTCTGGCCGAAGGGGATCGACGCGTTGTTGGCCGGGACGAATCCGACCCCGCGCATGCGCTGGCCGAGGTAGCTCAAGCCCGGCGTGTGCTCGTACCCGTCGAAGTCGACGGCCATGCCGTCGTTTTGCTGGCAGGTGTAGTAGAGCCACCGCTGCTTGAGGAGCTTCGCGCGGGGCGTGTCTTCGAGGTGAAGCACGCGCAGCCGGTTCAGGCTGGTGTTCGTCTGCTCCTCGGGCACGGGGCGAGGCTATCACGGGAGGTCGTGACCGTCGTCACGGTCTGGCAGGTGATCGTTTCGCCCGAGCAGGTCACCATTGAAGTGCGGCGGATGGCCGCGGAAAGCGAGGAGGCAGATGGCCCCCACGAAGATCAAGATCGAGCGATACAAGAACCCTGCGAACGTCGACGGCTGGGCCGGTTGGATCGAGCCGAGCGACCGCGCCTGGATCCTCTACTTCAAGGACGGCGGCGAGACAAAGTTCTACCCGCAGCGCGACACCGTGACCGGGGCAGTCCTCGAGCCAGACGCGCCGAGCCGGCGCTTCGTCATCTGGCGCCACGAGGACCCGACCGGCGTCAGCGGGACCGGCCTCGTGGCCTACGGTTGGGAGCGCGAGGACGGGCGGGCCACGGTCCGCTGGCTCGGCGAGCACCGGACCGAGACCGTCCACGAGGACGGCATGGCTAGCGTGCAGGCGATCCACTGCCACAACGGCGCGAGCGAGATCCTGTGGTGCAACGACGGCCGGATCGTACTCCCAGCGCGCGCGCTTCGGCCCGACGGCGCTCGCGGCGACTTGCTCTCGCTGACCAGGTCGAAGTACCGATCTGGCTGGGTCCTCGGGCTCGACAAGCACGCCGACGAGTGGGCGTCCGTGAAGGCCGAGCCCGCAGAGTCGTGGTGCCCAGACTCGTTGATCGGCAAGGACTGCCTTGTCCACGGCGAGTTGATCGAGGGCTTCGTGATCGACGGCGAGCAGCGCCTTCTCTTCGAGAAGACATGGGCGAGCGGCGACAACCAACGCACGCGCAGGGACCTCGAGTGGCACGAGGTCGTTGAGCTCCTGTCGAGGAAGCCGTCGCACGTGATCGTGACCAGGCTGACGCCAAGTTGCGGCGGCGACCCGGCCTACCACCGGATCCGCGTGGACCGGACTTTGACGATCGGCAGCTCCGCCTGATGTGCGAGCACGGGACAACACGCACGGTTGAGATCGACGGCAAGCCGGTCGAGGTCGACGAGTGCATCGCTGACATCGTGATCGCCCTGAACGCCGCCGGGATCCGCACCAGGGACTCATGCTGCGGTCACGGTCGCAACGCGGGCGGCGTGTCCATGGCTGACGGACGATGGCTCCTCGTGACGACTCGCGCCGGGGCGATCGGTGCTCACGCCAGCCTGCCGTACGCGAGCTCGAACACCTAGCGGTCAAAGATGTTGTGGGTCGGCGCGTCGAGGTCGAGTTCCATCTCGTCGAGCTCGAACAGCGCCGACTTCCACATGACGCTGACGCAGATCCACCAGGCCATGAGCCGGTCGCCCGTATGCTCGCGGGGCTTGGTCGGGTCGAAGGTCAGCGCCTCGCCGATCATCGCCTGTAGCTCCTCGTGGGGCTCGCTGTCCTCGTCTTCGGTCATGCCGGACCGAGGGTCGAAGGTGGCCGCGTCGCCGCATGGGAACACCCACAGGCCCTCGGACATCTCAGTGGCCAGGCCCTCGACGCCGTAGGCCATGTCCCGCTTGTTGACCGCGTTGGTGTTGTGGTCCTTGAGCGGGATCACCGTAGCCTCGCGCAAGAAGTCGATCACGAGCTTCTGGATCCCGTTGTTCTCGACGGCGATCGTCGTGTTGTAGCGGCGCTTCACCTCGCGGAGGTTCCGCTTGATCTCGTCGCTGCCCCAGCACCCAGACCGGACGTCGACGACCTGGCGCTTGCCGTCGGCGCGGAGCTTGACCGTGACCATCGCCGTCCGGTCCGACCCGGGCGCCTTGCCCGACCCGAGGTCGATCCCGGTGAAGCAGGGCTCGTACTCGCGCTTGGGCCTGAAGGGCAGCCTGCGGCCAAGCTCGAGGGCGCGCGCGAAGTAGATGTCCTTGAACCGGCCGAGGTTCGTGTCCGCCGCCTCGCACTCGAGCATCTGCTTCGCGCGGCGCGGTCCGAGCTCCTTGATCTTCTCGATGATCGTCGGGACCGGCATGGCCGCCGGCGCCGTCGGGATCATCTCGCCGGCCTCGTCGCGGACGAACGCCGGGGTCTTCATGTACTCGAACCCCTTCGCGCGATGCAGGTCCATCGTCGCGTCCTGCTTGTGCCAGAAGTTCCCGATCACCATCATCCGGTAGTCGGGCGTGGTCAGGCGCGAGAGGACCGTCGCCAGCCACTCGATCATCTTCGATCGGCCGTCCTCGGTGAGCGTGTTCGAGAAGTTGCACAGGTCGTCGACGATCAGGATCGTGGCGCGCGAGCCGAGCAGCGAGTCCGAGTAGGCGCCGTAGACCGAGACCGTGTAGTCGGCCTCGAGCGGGTCGACCTCGCGCGCCACGGTGAGCTCGGTCGACCGCCAGGTGTTGCCGGGCTTGAGCCGCGGGAACACGTGATGAAGTCGAGACCGGGCGCCGTCGGACTCGATCAGGGTGGCGATCAGGCTCAGGTGCTTCTTCGGCTGGCGCTGCGTCGCCGACAGCCAGATGATCTGGACGCCGGGATCACGGCCCATGAACCACAACGCCATGCCGCGCATGAGCAGCGACTTGCCCAGCCCGATCGACCCGTGCAGGACCGTCTTCCGGTGGCGCATCCAGAAGCGGACCCAGGACTTCTGGACGTCATCGAGCTTGATCCCGAACACGTACTCGATGAAGACGATCGGGTCGCGCCGGGCCTCCTCCAACTCGACGTGCCAGCGCCTCGTCGCCTTCGCCGGGATCCGTCGGCGGCGCTTTGCCTTCTTGCGCTTGGCCGGGGCGAACATGCCGCGATCGTAGCGCACCCGCGCGGGTGCGTCGGGAAGCGATCGGGGTTGCGGGCGGTATGTCGGACATGGAGTTCGACGAGAACGATACAGAGCACCCTGACGAGTTGATCGCCGAGTTGGAGCAACTCAGCTACGGCGACGCGTGCATCGATCAGGAGACGACAGGGACCCGCAGGTCCTACGCCTGCGAGCGCGCGATCGTCCGGCGCGATGACGGGTCGCTCTGGGCGCTGGAGTGGAACTCCAACGAGATGCACAGCTACGCGACCGCGGCCTATCCCGTGATCGCCAAACAGGTCACCGTCACGAAGTACGTCCGCGACCCGAAGACCTAGCCTGACCCCTGCTGCGGAAAGTCGATGACCTTCTGCTCGGGGCTCGGCCGCTCGCCGGTCTCGACGTAGTGCTCGAGCTGCTCGTCGGTCATCTCGCCGAGGGCCGCCTGGACGCGTTCCAACTCGCCGACGCCGTCCTCGTCGTCATCGACGCCGCGGAGGAACCGGTAGACGTCTGCGATCTTCGCCTGCTGCGCCGGGTCCATGGCCACGGACAGCGCGCGAAGGCTTCGGACCAGGTCGATCGGGATCGCGAAGTCGGCGAGGTCGATCTTCGACGCGTCGATCTTGCCGGCGACGCTCGCGTCCTGCATCGCGTTCTGGACCTTCGCCCCCCACGCGCTGAGGATCGCCTGCTTGATCGCGGCGCCCTTCTTGACGGCCGCCGCCCAGTCCTTGGCGTGGACGGCTGCGGCTTCGACGACAGCCTGCGCCCAGTCGAGTCGCGCGAGCTCCAGCCGGTGCAGCCGGTCCTGGATCTCGTGCTCGAAGGCTCGGAGCGGTCCGCGGGGGTTCTTGCCTCGGCTCGGCGGCCAACCCTCGTAGATCGCTCGGTCGACCTGCTCCTCGCTGAGGCCGGTCCGCTCGACGATCGACTCGACGCTCGCGTTGGCGCGGTAGAGCGACAGCGCGCGGGCGTGGTCCTCGTCGGACGGGCGCGGCGGCTTGCGGGTCACGGCTGGATCGTACCGCACCTGCGCGGTTGCGGTAGTGTGCTCGCATGCAGACGCCACCTCTCACACCCGAGCAAATCCAAGACCTCTCACCCGGAATCCGCGATCTTGTGGTCGCCATGCGCACCGCGGGCTTTCACACGATGGACAGCGGCGACGGGTCGAACCATGCAGCCGGCATGGAGTGCGCGGTCCCATTTCGCATGGTCTTCGTCGGGTGCCGCCCTTCGGAGCTCGCGGCCGAGGCCGATCGTCTCGCGGAGTGGGTCACGAGCTACGGCCTCGACTGGCCGGCGTTTTCGATCCAAGCGAGCTACAACCCGGCCGACGGGGTCGCGGGGATCATCCTCGGCGAAGTCGCGGGAGAGGCTGCGGACTACCGGGAGGGCATCACCGGCGTGCGACCTTCCGGGATGGTCTAGCCCGACCCCCGCAGCGCCCACATGCTCGACGTCATGGCGACGACGCGCTCGAGCAGCGCCCAGTGCTTGTGGTCGCGCGGCGCGTAGACGTAGCCCTGGTCCTGCGGCTGACAGAACTCGGCGAGGACCTCGAGCACACTCGCGCTCGGAGCTCGGGTGTCCGGTCCGACACGCACGACCAGGTCCTCGATCTCGGGCACCGAGTGAGCGCGCGCGGCGAGGAAGTCGGCGAGCTCGTCGGGCCCGGAGCACTGCATCGCCGCGCTCGCGTCGAGGACGTTGGCGACGCCGCCGATCCAACGCTGGGCGTCGAGGTCGCGCAGCGAGATCAGCGGCAGGCCGAGGTCCGGCGTGCGCGTCACCCAGGTCATGAAGTCGCGCGCGTGCCAGTCAGCGACGCCCGTGATCCACGCGGCGAACAGGCCCGGCGGCCGAGCTCGCGCGAGGGCCAGCGCGGCGGCCTCGTCGGACCAGGGTTGACCCTCAGCGTCGAGGCGAAGCACGGGGAGACCCTCGGCGCCGCCGTAGGGGAAGAGCGTGGTCTCGGCCTTCACGCTCCGAGTCTACCGCACCTGCTCGGGTGCGCTCGCTATCGCCCAACACAACGCCGCCCGCGCTCGTCGGTACGTCGTCTCGCACCCGAGCAGCCGCTGGACGTGCGCCTCGGCCTCTTCTCGCGGGATCGAGTTGGTGTTGCCACCGAGCACGTCGGAGATCGTCAGGTGCCGGCCTCCGCCCGGCAAGCCGCCGAGGAGCTCGGTCGCGCGAAGCTCCGCGGCGACTACCATAATCTCCTGCCAGTCCGCGCGAGCATGGCTGCGGGTCTGCATCGCTTGGATTTTCCGTCCGACGACGAACGACAGGTCATCTGGGCCCGGCGCGGCGATCCCCAACACCACCGCGTGGCAGACCTCGTGTAGCGCGTGCTCGATGTCGCCACGCTCGTCGGTCATCTCGGAGTCGGCGATCGATCGCAGTGCGAGGAGCGCTCGGGCTCGGTCAATCAGTAGCATTTCGACGGCCAATCCTGGGCAGGATCGGGATCGACCGTCTCGCCGGCGGTTCCCAACAGGGCGAGCCGTAGCATTTGCTCGCGCGTCCCGGTGTTGGTCTTGGAAAGCACGTTGTGCATGTGCCACTTCACCGTCGCGCGGCTGATGTCGAGTTCGCGGGCGATCTGCTCGTTGGACCGGCCCCGGATCACGCCGTCGAAGACGTCCTGCTCGCGCGTGGTCAGCTTGAACTTCTCGCCGATGGCCCGCGCCCGGTCGGCGATCGTATCGAGGCCCGCGATGTCGCGGACGACCGTGTAGCCGACGGCCTCCAGGATGCACGCGGCGCGGTGGGCGTGCTCATCGCCCTCACAGGCGAGGCGGATCGTGGGCAGGTCATCGGTCATCGCTGGTCTCCTCGCTCGGCTTCGAGCGCAGCGGGCACCACCTCGGGATCGTCTTGGGTTCATCTCGCGGCCACTCGACGAACGACGCGACCGCGCGGTTGTTCGCCGCGGTGCAGGTCCAGTCGCACCCCCGGTCAAAGCCGTCGAGGGAGTACAGCCGCCCTACGTGCAGGTTCGGGCAGTCTTTGCATCGCGCGATCGTCAGCGACACGGTGTGGGGCTTCAGCTCGGGCATGCCAGTCCCTACCCCGCACGCAACTGCCCGCTTCCCGGTGCTACGCTGCCCGACCCATGGACGACCGGATCATGCTCCGCATCACCCTCGCCATCCTCACTGTCCTCGCGCTTCTGTGGGCCCGTCCAGCGTCCGCCGGCGTCATCGGCGGCTTGGTCCCCGGAGACTACTGCAACGACCGTAGCGAGCGCGTGGCGTGGTCTCGGGACCAGAAGCGCCGGACCCAGGAGCGCGTCGACGTCGCCCTGTCCGACCTGCGCGTCGCGCCGATCATCCGCGCCTTCCATCGGCTCGTGATCTGCCGCGAGAGCTTCTGCGGCGAGGCGAGCGTCCGGCACACCCGCGGCGAGGACGTGCGCGGCGTCGAGGATGGCCTGGGCGCCTACGGCCTCTCGCTTCGCTGGCACGGCAACAAGTGGGACGGCAGCGACCTCGAGCCCGCCTTGTGCACGCCCGAGGTCTCGACCGCGATCGCCCACGAGATCGTGTGGCGGGCGGTGACCCGCTACGGCGCTCGCAACCTCGTCGAGGTCCAGGCAGTCTACGGCGGGTTCGTCGAGTGCCGCTCGGGCGACTGCTCCTTCACGTTGCCCGCGGCGAAGCGTCGCCGGTTCTGCGAGCGGCTCAGCGGCTACGGCCACAGCTGCTGGGCCCCCGTCACCGAGCGGGATCTTGGCCGTCGACAGTCGACGGAGGAGCGGCGGGCGTGGGCACTGGGTCTCGCGCGGGCGTCAGTCCGACGGTGGGTCGGGCGTCATCGCTTCGACGCCGGCTTGGTCCCGTTGTAGGTCTCGTGGCTCATGAGCGCGAGGGGTTCGAGCACGCCATCGACCTCGCGCAGGACCAGGCGCCACGAGCGTCCGATCGCGACTGAGAGCCGATCCCGGGCGTGGTTCATCCGCTTCGCCCCGACCTCGTGGGCCTTGGCGCCGTCGCGGATTCTCTCGACGATCTTCCGCGCCCGGTTCACGACGTCCCGCGGCTTGCGCTTCAATGACTTCTCGAATGACTTCATGGCTTCGACTTCTCCAGTCCGAGGCGCGCGAGCTTGCGCTGCGCAAGCTGTTCGAGCTCGATCCAAAGTTCCTCCTCGGACCGCACGAGGATCGGCTTGCCCTTGCGCTTGCGGGTCGAACGACCGACGGCGAGGAGCTGCTCGAGCTTGAGGCCGTAGTCGCACGGGCTGATCTCGAGCACGAGCTTGGTCCCGGGCTTGAGCTTCATCGTTTCGACTCCAGGTCCGGCACGGCGCACGCTACGAACACGAGAGCTACCCAGAGCGCTGCGCGGGCAAACTCCATCGCGCGCCTCATCGTGCACCCCCGTAGAGCATCCACCAGCGCCCCATCATGATCGCGTCGCGGATGTGCTCGTTGAGCCGGTCGACCTTCACGAGTTGCGCGTCCCCGACGGCCTCGCCCTTCGCGGGGTGCCAGCGCCGGACGGTCACCCAGGTCTCGGCGACCACCTTCGAGCACAGCTGCTTCGTCGAGAGGTCGCTCGACTTGCCGAGCATCGGCCCCTGCCACTCGGCCGGCTTGATGAACTCGACGCGCATGCCGACGATCTCTGCGCAGGTCATCCAGCGCGCGGCGCCTCGGATCAGGGTCTGGAGGTTGGGCCAGTTCAGCCGCCACTTGATCGAGCCACGCACGACCCTCGGTCGCGGTAGGTGCTGATCTTCGATCACGACGGTCGTGAACCCGGCGCCTTTCGCCCAGCGTAGGAACGCGAGGATCTCCACCGAGGTCGGGTCGACCCACGACGCGACGATCGGGCTCGAGGGTCCGCCGAGGTAGAGGGCGATGCCCGTCGTCTTGCCGGGGTCGATCGCGATCGTGCTCATGTGGGGTCACCGTCCAGCGCAGTTCGGAGCAGCGCGTCGATCTCGATGAAGGCCCCAGCGCGGTCGGTGTTCTTGTGTTCGTTGGCGTTGATCAGTCGGGTCTCGATGGCCCTGCGAACGGCCTCGACCTGACCGCGTAGCCCCGTTGCTTGGGTACGGAGTCCCCCGAGAACATGGCGCAGGTCATCGAGCGCGACGATAGCCACTCGGGCGTCCGGGTCCTCGGACCCGTTGCCCCACTCGTCGTCCTCGGGAGTCATCACGGTGACGAACACGAAGCCGTCGTCTTCGGTCGCAATCTCGACCACGACGTCATCGGTGCCAGGCTTCGGCCCGACTACTCCCCCAACGTCTCCCGGCCACCCTGGGCGGCCTGGCACCTGCGGAGGCTCGCCCATCTCGTCGGCGCTGGCCTCCATGTCAGCGGTCGGATCGGCCATGTTGGGCTTGGCGTCGAGGACCTCTGTGATCCGTTCAGCCGCGAGCCTCCAGGCCACGGTCTCGCCGCGCTCGTAATCCGACTCCCACGACGCCTGCCCTTGACCAGCCCAGTCCTCGGCGAGTTCGCGAAGGGTCTCGACGTCTACGCTCGACACGGTCTCGCACCGCGTCCCCGCGAGCACGGTTTCGACGTTGCTCAGAGGCCAGCCCACGGCGGCGGCGATGTCCTCGTCGCTCATCCCCTGGCGATGGAGTTGCCCGATCCGCAACTTCACGACCTCGCCGAACACGATGTGCCATCGAGGCTCGTCGTCGAGTACGGCTGCGAGGCGGTGCGCGCACTCGCGGAATCCCTCGGATCGGCCGGCGTCCATGATCTGCTCGACGCTCGGCCGCGAGGGGATCCGCTCCCGGTAGGCCCACGCGATCGCAGCCGCCACCATGCCGACCCAGGCGCTCGGCATGTCCTCGTCATCGTCGAGATCGACCGGCCGCCATCGGATCCCGCCAAGAGCGTCCAGGCCCATGTGCTCCTCGACAGCCACGTCGTTGTCGACGGCCACGACGACCCGCATGAGCCTGCTGTCGTCGCCGCGGTAGAAGAAGCGCACAACGAGCGCCCCGGACTGGGTCACATCCACGCCGGGCCCGAAGGTCACAGCGCACCTCCGATCGACTCCGCGCGCAGGACATGCCCCCACTCGACCAGCGCAAACACGAGCCACACGACGAAGCTCAGCGGCCACAGGCCGGACATCGTCGACTGTCGTTCGGACAGAGCTCGGGCGCGCGACTCGTGCCATGCCGCTCGCGTCGACCTCGACCGGCTCCACGCCCACGCGACGAGCGCGATGAGGGCGACAGCAAGCAACGAAGACGCCGCCCCGGCGAGCATGGCCTGAGCGTCAGGGACGGCGTAGCCGAAGCGAAACGCCGCGCTCGATGAGACGAACGCGGCGACGTAGGTGATGATCGCGTCTCGCATGCCCGGTCTACCCACCGGGCCCAGGATCACTTCCCGCCGTAGACCTCGCCGGTCGCCGGATCGTGCTCGACCGGGATCGGCTCGGGCGTAGGCTCGCGGGGAGGCGGCGCGTCGTGGTCCGGCTCGACCTCGGGCTCCGGCTCGGCCTGCAGCTGCGTGACCCTGGCGGCGAGTTGGCTGGTCCCTCGCGGTTGCTCGACGTCGATGTAGCCGCCGGTAATGTCCTGCGCCTCGTCGACTGTGCCCATGCCGAGGCTCAACTCGGGCGCGTAGATCCGCTGCCAGAACGCCGCCGCGCGGTACATGAACATCTGCTCGGGCATGGTCATCCACTTGGACCCCTTCTTCTTCGACCAGCCCTCGGCGTTGACCATGCGCCAGTCGATCAGCGCGCCGACGCACTCCTCGCCGGATTCGCGGTCCGTCGCCACCGCGCGGCACCCGAAGGACTCAGTTCCCTTCTCGCCCTCCCAGCGGAAGCGCAGCGGGGTGAAGCGACCGCACGCGTTTACCGTGGCGATCAGGAACTTCGACCGCATCGACGGACGTCCGTGGATGATGTCGACGTTCTGCATGATCGCGAAGATCGAGCAGCCGATCCGCTCGGCGAGCTCGGTGGCGATCAGGACGTTGGCGAGGTTGCCCCGGTACTCGCCGGGGACGAGCGTGCTCGAGGCAAACGCCTTGGCCTGCCGTTGGGCGAGTTCGAACTTGGCCTTGCTCTCGGCGGCGAAGGCGTTGGTGAGTTGTGGTTGCTGTTGTGCGATTTCGGTGCTCATTGGTCGTCGTCCTTGTCGAAGGCCCAGCGCGGGAGCGTGAGCCGGTTGAGGCCGCGCTGCCAGGCCGCGCGCCAGTCGTTCTGCTCGCGCCTGCGCGCGAGGTCTTGCAGGGCTCGCCGGTACTCGCGACGGCCTTGCCTGAGTTCGTCTGCTTCGATCACGTGCGTCGCCACCTCGAAGGGGAAGCGCGACCGCACCGCGATGATCACGAAGTGGATCTCGGCGTCGGGCTCGACCGCCTGCAGCGCGTCGACGTACATGGCCGCCTGCCGGTGGTAGCCGAAGCGCGCCACAGACCGGGCGAAGGCGTCGGGGCTCGGGTCCTGCGTCGTCTTCAGATCCGCGATCACGCGGACACCCATGTCCGCGAGCAGGTCGAGCCGGTGGCGCAACAGGATCCCGGTCTCCTCGTCGCGGCGCAGGATCGTCTGCTCGGTCGCGGTCGTGGCCGCGAGGAGGTCGCTCGCGCCAAGCTCGCCCGGCTCGTCTGCCGCGTGCTGACGCACCGACTCGGCGCAAGCCTCGACGCGCTCGCGCTCGCGCTCGGTCAGCACGATCGCGCCCGGAGCCTGCTCGAGCTCGGTCGCCCACTCGTCCACGTCGCGCTTCCATCGGAGGTAGGAGTCTTTCTCAGGCGTGCCCTTCTTGCCACGGCCGTTGGCGTTGGCCGGTCGGACGGGCTCGGGTTCGAACAGACGCCGGCGCCACTCGTCGGGTTCGATCAGGGCTAGGTGCACGAGCGTGCCGAAGCGCATCGAGTCGGACTCGTCGCTGTCGATCAGTCCGTCGCGCTTCGCCCGGTAGATCGCCGGGCCCTCCTTGATCAGGACCGAGAGCCACGAGTTCGAGACGTGGTCGCGGTCGGCGTGGTAGCGCGCCTCGCCCCAGTCGACGAACCCGGCCTCGCCGGGTTCGAGGTCAGTCACCACGGTGTGACCCATCAGCGGGCAGATAGCCGAGGCCATGTGCGACGGTCCCTGCGACCACGACCATCACGATCAGGGTCACCATGGCCAGTAGTGCGAGAAAGAGCCCGTCGAGGTCGATGTCCATGATCGAACTACCCGCGACCCCGGTGTCCGCTTCCCGAAAAAAGGCGCGACGACCGAAGCCGCCACGCCCGCGAGCAGCACACCGATCGCTAGAACTCGGGGTCGGTCTCCTCGGCCTCGTCGTCTTCGTCTTCATCGATCTCGTCGTCGACGTCCTGCTCGATCGCCTCGGAGGGCTCGAGGCCGAAGTCCATCTCCCCCGTCTGCGCCGAGGCCAGGTCTGCGAGCAGGTCGGCCTGGCTCGGGTCCAGCGCGTCGCCGAGCTTCTCGATCGTCAGCAGCGCGGAGTAGAGGACCGTCCGCGACCCTGGCGTCGCCCACGACATGTGGGGGATCGCGCCTTCGGCCTCGTCGTCGAACATCTTGGTCTGGTTCCCGTCGCCCTTGCGCGCGGCCCGGGCCTCGGCCTTGACCTCGTCGAGCTTCTTGATCTTGCCGTCGATCTCGCCGAGTTCCTCTTTCTTCTCGCTGTTGATGGCGTCGCGCTCAGCGACGCCATCCATGCAGTCGAGGAACAGCTGAGCGCGCACCTTCTGCGAGGCCGTCCGGTTGTCCTCGTCGCGCAGGGGCTCGCGGTACGCCTTGGTCGCGGCGGACAGCCGCTCCTTGAAGTCGTTGAGTCGCCGGCCGCGTTCGGCGACGAGCTTCTCCCGCATGTCCTCGATCGTGTAGAGCACGACATAGCAGCGGGCGTAGGTCTGGGTTTGTTCGGAGGCGGTCATCTTGTTGGGGTTCAGTTGGGTGATCGTTGCAGCCATGGTGGCTCCTTGGTGGTCAGGTGTTTGAGTGGATCGATCTCGAGTTTTGCGCAGAGCGCCATATAGATCCACGCCGGCATGGTCTGCGTCTGGCCGTTGAGGATCCGGCTGAGGTACTGGCGAGTCACCCCCAGCTGCCGGGCCAGCTCGGCGACGTCCTTTGCCCTTCGCCTTGCGCAGCGGCGCCAGCCCGCGCGCACGGTTGCAACCTCCGGCACTGTGATCCTGATCGGCATCGCGCACCCGTAGGGTTGCGCCCCAGCGCTCGCGTTGCAAGCGGGGCCGTCGGCGGGTCACGAGGCCCCCATGACGCGGTCGGTCATCGCTCGCGCCTGGTCGGAGGTTACGCCGGGCATCCTGACGACGTTGGCGGGGTTGGGCCCGAGGTCGACAGGCTCGTCGAGGTCGAAGCGGCCCGCGACCGCCCGGGCCGGGGCGCGTCGAATCTGTTCGAGGAGCCGCTGAACGAACAGCGATCCGTCCTCGAACGCGGCGTCCTCGGCGGACGTCAGCTCGGATGTCTTCGCCTCGACCTCAGCCGGCGAGATCCCAGGAGCGTGCGAGCTTCGCGCGAAGCTCAAGAGCGCGTCGATCGCGGCATGTCGAGACGACGCACGAGAATCGATTGTGAGCCCGACCAGATCGGGGTGCTCCCCTCGCACTGCGACGGCCCGAACTCGGTGCACGAGCGAACCCAGGCGGCTCCTCGTGCGTGCGAGGTCCACGTCGCCGAACCCGAGCCCGCGATCGACACGATCAAGCCATGGATCGAGCAGCGCAAGCACCGCGCGGGCTCGGGTCTCTGGGCGACACCGCGTCATCGGCGCAACCTAAACCCGAGCAGGAGTCCGAGCGAGGCGCGCAACTCGGGCGGGAGTGCTTCGCGGATCTCGTCGTCCGACTGCCGGTCGAGTTCGCGGAGCGCCCGCTCCTCGGCGCGCAGCCGTGCTCGCTCGGCACGACGCGCGGTCGAGCAAGCCGAGCAGGTCCACGTCGATCCGCCCGCGCTCCGTCGGTCGCATGTCCATCCGCGGGCGATCGCCTTCGGTCCTCGTGACGGGCCCTCGGTCCCGCACTCACACTTCGCCGGCGTGCCGGAGGCGCTCACCGTGCTGCCCCGATCGAAAGCGCCGCGAGCGGGGCCGGTCGGCGCGTGAACGTCGGCAACTCAGCGGCGCGAGCCCTCGCGGCCAACTCGCGGATCACCGCGTTGGCGATCGGCTTGCCGCGGAATGTGATCTGCGCGTAGCCGGTCCGGTGGCGGAGCCGCGTCGACTCGCGCTTCGTCAGCGGACCGCCGCGCATGATCGCGGCGAGGGCCTCGCGCTGGACGACGGGCAGGCCGAGGGTCTGCTGCTCGTGGACGCTCACAACGTTGCCCCTGCGCGCCAGCCTGCGCGGACAAGCGCGAGTAGGATCCCGATGCAGACACCGCCGGTCCCGGCGATTCCGATCGCGACGAGGGCCAGCACTACGAAGCCCTCGGCGCCCTCTCGGAGTTTGTCGCGAAAATCCTGTTTAGACGCTGCGAGGTCCGACCGGAGCGCCAGGATGCGATCGGCTTGAGCAGCTCGCCGCAGACACTCGCGGTCCCACTCGATTTTGTACGCGCAGATCCACGCGTCGTAGCGTTGGCGCTGCGCCGGCGACAGCCGGGCGAGTTCGGCTTCGAGGTTCGGCCCGAGGTCGGCGTCGGAGACGGGCGGGTCGGTCACTGGTCGAACTCCGGATCGCGAAGCTTTCCCGCGGGGACCGGCCGGGTCGTGGACTCGACGGAAACGCCGCGCCGGATGTTCTCGGCGGTGAGTCGGACCGCCGCCTCGGTCGGGTCAAGGCCCATAGCCTTGGCCATGCCCTCGGCCTGGCGCGCGATCGTGACGGTGCTGATTTTCTCGCTCATGTCGGTCCTACCCGTTGGCCTGGTGTTCGCTTCCCGACCAGTCGAGGAAGCGCGTGTACTCGGGCGCGAAGTCCAGCGGCAGCCAGCGGAACGCCGCGCCGTCTCGACCCTTGGCGATCCCGACCTCGGCGTAGTGCCGAGCGTGCTCGAGCCCGCGAAAGCGCTTGCCCTGATCGCCGAGCCGGCCCTCATTGGCGAGTCCCCGCAGGTGCTGGTACTCGGCCTCGCGGTCGCTGACGTTGGGGTCGTGGATCCACGGCCGATGGAGCAGGTAGATCCGGTCCGCCGCGTTGCGGATCCCCTTCGACCCGCGGATCCACGAGACCCGAGGACGCTCACCCTCGGCGCCCTTCGGAACGGTCAGCTGCGAGAGCGCGGTGACGACGGTTCCTGTGCCCATGGCGAGGCGCTTGAGTGCCTTCGCCTTCGCCTCCTCGCGCTCGTCGCTGCGGATGTTCCGAGCGAGGCCCGACGGCGGGTCGACGAGCTGCAGGAAGTCGACGCCGATCAGCCCCGGCGACTTGGCCCCGTACTTCGAGACCATCGCGGTGCGCCAAGCTCGAGCCTCTGCCGCGATCCCGTCGATCGACGTCGACGCCCGCGGGTCCGCGAGTTCGATCGCGCAGGCGGCGAGGATGTCGAGCTCGCGGTCGACGATCTCCCGGTGCGTGACCCGACCGCGCTTCGCCTCCAGCCACTCGGGGTCGAGCCGGCCACGAAGATCCCGTCCGTCGATCCCAGCCATGTCCGAGAGCCAGCGGCGGACCAGCTTGGGCAGAAGCATCTCGCCGCTGAACATGAGCGCCGGGATCGGCATGGCCCTCGGTCGGTAGCGGCCGAGGTTCTCGTGCCAGTCCAGGACGCCGTTGCGGATCCAGCTGAGCAGCGCGGCCGTCTTGCCGGTGCCTGACTCGGCGCCGAGTATCACCAGGTCGCCGGGCTCGGGGGCTCCGGCGTACTCGTCGATCGACGCGAAGCCGAGCGGGACGTGGCCAGTCAACTCGCTGGGGTCGGCGTAGAGCTCCTCACGCGTCTCGGCCACCGCGTCGCGGATCGAAACCCGCTTGCGGGCCTGGTCCTGCTCGAGCCGGTCGAGGACCTGTCGAGCTGCGTTGATCGAGGCGGCGACGTCGTCGTCGTGCAGCGGCCGTTCGCTCACCTCGCGCAGCTGGGTGAACAGCTGCCGGCGCATGTAGTCCCGGCGCACGGCCTTCGCAGCGTCGGTGGTCCTCGTGGTGATCCCGGATCGCAGGTACTCGAAGACCGACGCCCCGCCGAGACGGTCGAAGTCACCGAGGCGACGAAGCTCGCTCACGATCTGGTCATCGGCGATCGGCTCGCCGGCGTCAGCGCAGGCGAGCATCGCTGCGAAGAGCGCCTGGTTCCTCGGGTTGAGAAACGCGTCGGCGTCTCGGACCTCGGCGACGACCTGGTCGAGGCCCGGGACTCCTCGGGCGTAGATCGCCGCGACGCAGGCGAGCTCGGCCGCCGGGTTGTGGGGCAGGCCGTGGTCAGTCATCGCGGCGTCGCCTCCGTGGGTCGCCGTAGGCGGTGCCGGTGCCGTAGTTCGTCGCGTCGGCTCGAGGGTATTGGACCACGCCGCCGATTACCTCGACATCGGGCGGAGGCTTCCCGTCGCTGTCGTCGGCAGGTGGTGCCTCGTAGTACCGGGTGAAGTTCTTCTCGGCCGTCCAGTGCTTCGGCTGGATCGCGTCGAGCGAGTTCCACCCCCACGAGGTCTCTCCTCCACGATGCTCGTGGACCCTAGCCGCTGCGTTGCGCACGACGTGGGTCAGCTGCTCGCGGACGCCGTCGACACCGGGGGTCGGATCTGTCCACGGCACCCCAGGGCAGGTCTCGGCGATGCGCTTGCGCAGCGCCGCCATCCTGGATTTCGAGCATGCGATCGGCTGCGCAGATCCCGTCCGGTATCGGTCGAGTGTCTCGGCGCGCAGCGGCACGAAGACCTCGTCCCACCAGGCCCGGATCTTCGCAGGGGTGACGGACTCACCAGGTGCAGTCTCCTCCACCACTGGCTCGTCACCGAACAGGCCGGCCTGCCCGGCCTCGCGCGATCGGGTCTGATCGGGTCCAATTGGGTTAATTGGGTCTTCCTTATAGGCGCGGATCATTTGATCCGGGTTGGCGGACGTTTTTTGCCGATCGTGCGGATTAAATGATCCGTTTTCGTGGATGGTTTGATCCGCGTCCCCGGACGATTTGATCCGGGCAGCCGGATGGTTTGATCCGCGATCGTGGATGGTTTGATCGGACGATTTGATCCGGGTCGGCGGATCAAACCATCCGGCCGAGGGCACGTTGGCGAGCCAGATCCCGTCGACCTCGCGGCCGTGGTTGTTGACCCCGCGACCCTTCTTGGCGAGTCCAGCATTGAATATCTGCGCGAACTGCGTGCGGATCGTGCGATCGGCGCACTCGAAGTCACGGGCGATCTCACCGACGGTGATCCACTCGCCGTAGACGAAGACATGGGCCTCGGGGTCGCGCTTGCTCGGGGCGTCGGCCTTCGACCAGAGGTCGTCGAGGAGGAGCCTCGCCGGTGCGCCGAGCATCTTGCCGTCGACGCCCTTGGCCCTCCTGACCCAGCGATCGACTGGCGCTGACCACTCACCCATCGTGTGGCCCCGGCCTCGATCGGTCGTCAATCGCGGAGCGGATCAAGTTCTCGAGCTTGCGGACGCGCGCCCAGCCGAGACTGACGCAGGGGCCCGATCCGGGCGACCAGCAGCGTTTTCCGATCACGGCCTCGATCTCCGTGATCGTCTTGCCCTCATGGGGCTTGAGTTCCTCGCTCGTGATGCGGATCCGCAGGCAGACGTCGCAACGCTCGCCTTCGGTCTTGTCGCCCTCGTCGGGCGTGGTATCTTCGGCCACGTCGGGCCCTCCTTGTTTGAAGTCCATGGAGCCGGCTGACCCCACGAGCCTTGGCGTCTCACCGCCTTGGCTTTTCTCGTTCTACCCCAGGAGCGTGGCGGAGATCTAGTCCACCGACGGTCATCCCCGCCGAGCGATCCGAGCCCTCGCCTGGTCCATTGCCGAGACGAGGGTCGCGCCAATCACCCGATCCCCAGTCCGTCGAGGTCGAGCCCGTCGAGGACTGGCCGACCGTCGTGATTGCGGGCACCGTCGACCAGCCACGCTTCGATGATCGCGGCCGCGCGCGCCTGCGAGATCCGAGGCTCGGACGCGAGCTTCGCCTCGACGAACTCGAGCCGCGCGAGCGCCCATCGGAGCGCGCTCGCCTCGGCGTTGGCGGCCCATCCCTTGTAGGTGCCGAGGGTCTCGATCCGGGCTTCGATCCGAGCGCTGCGCTCGGCGCCCTTCTTCGAGTCGTAGGCGACGGTTGCGGGGTCAGGCTTCTTGGTCATCGGCGATCTCTACCTACGGCCGCGCCGATCGCTTCCCTAGAACAGCACGCCGCCATCGAGCCCGGGGCCCCGGTGCGGACAGCCCTGGCACTCGTAGATCCCCGGGCCACCGGGCGTGTCCCACTCGAACGACCCGCACTTCGAGCACATGATCGGCCCCTCGCGCTCGCTCGCCTGCAACTCGACGAGCACGAGGCCCTCGACCTCGCGCAGCTTCGTGATCGTCCAGCGCCGGCCGAACAGGTCGACCGGCTTGCCCTCGCGGTGACGGCCCTTGAAGTGCGCCGCCGTGACCGTGTCGGACGCGGCGGCGATGCAGAGGGTCCGGTCAGCCCGCATCAGACTGCTCGCGCAGAAGAACGAGCGAGTTCGCGCGAACTCGGTTGATCACTTCGTCACTGCACCTATTGTCGAATGCTCGCTTCGGCTCGGTCCCTGTCGGCACCCAGATCTCCGCCGGCTTCTCGCCCACCCCCATGATCAAGACCGAGGTGACTGCGCCGCGAACACCGGGCTCGGTACAGTGTCCGCATCCTCGCTGGGTGAGGTAGCCAGACCGCGGTCCGAACGACGCCGGCTCGCGGACGTTGGCTATGACAGGGTAGCGATCGCTCGGGATCAGGTCGCCGTCGTGGACGACCCAAGCGTCGAGCATCGTACCGCGATGCGACCGGACGATCCGCGAGTTGCAGACAGAGCCCGCGAGCACCGTCGAGTGAATGGTCGACCCGCGCGTGTGCCAGGCGCCCTCGTGTGGCTGGATCTGCCGTAGATCCTCGGACCACATGTTGATCCGGTGAGCGGGTGTCACGTAGAGCGATAGGAGTCCGAATCCGTGGTGGCGCCACGCATCAGCGGTCGACGACTCGATCACGTTGATGGCCAGGGCGACGAGGTCGCGGTGGTGGTCTGTGGCGGTCATCAGAACGGCATGTCCTCGTCCTCGACGCCCGCGCACATGGGCCCCTCGACCCGCGGATCGCGGCGCGCAGGTCCGCCCCATTCGTCGCGCATTTTGCAGACCGGAGTCTCGCGGCCGTTGCGGTGCTTGACCCGCATCGAGTGCGGTCCACCGATGACCTCGACGACGCGCGAGCCGTAGAACCACAGGCCATCGTCGTTGGGCACGCGCGGGACCTCAGCCTCGATGTACTCGATCACGCGCCGCGCCAACTCCTCGGGCGCGCAGTACTCGGTGGACCCGAGCCCGACAGCCTTGGCGAGCTGCTTGATCAGGATCAGTCGCTCGTCGGCGAGCTTGCCCTGGGCGACTCGCCACTCCCGCTCCTCGTGCAGCTGAGCGACGAGGCCCTTCGCGCGCTCGGACTCGGCCACGGTGACCGTGACCGCTCGCATGGGCAACTTCAGGCTCGATTCGATGAATGGTCCAAGCATGCGGACTGCCTCCCACAGAGGCATGGTTACGGTCACGTCCGCCCGCGTGATCCTCTCGGGGAGGTCTTCACCCGTGGCCCGAGCGCTGGCCCTGTCGTGCGTTGCACCGACAGCGTATCGACCCCATGGCGTAAGCTCGACCTCGACGAGGTCAGTGATCCCGATCGTGTGCTTCATGCTCGGTCTACCGCCGAGACGCGAGGACGCTTCCCGGATGCACGACGCCGGCCAGGTCGTAGAGCCTGACCCAGCCGCAGTCCGCGAACCAGCCACGCATGGCGACGGCGGCCACGAGCTTCGCCGCGACCGCGCGCGTCATCGTCGGCAGCTGCTCGACCGGGTGATGCAGCCGCGCGAGCAGGGCGAGCTGCTCGTACATGGCCAGGCCCGAGACCTTGCGCCGCGCCATCTCCTCGAGCACGGCGTTGGCCTCGCGGAAGTCGAGCCGCCGAGGCATGGGGCCGAGGGCCGCGGTCTGCTTCTTCGTCGCCGGTCGGCTCCACCGATCCTTGCTCGACGCGATCCCGAACAGGGCGAAGGGATCGCCAGCGCGAGCTCGGGCGGCAGCGAGCTTCGCTTCGTGGGCTGCGCGGGCGGACTCGAGCGCCGCGAGGAGGTCGTCGGCTTGCCCTGTGGCCAGCAGGCGCTCGGCCTCCTTCTGCTCGGGCAGGCTGTAGTCGCCGCCGAGCAAGTCGATCGGCGACGCGAGGTCGTGCTTCTTCGAGTTGTCGGTGAAGTCCAGCCACAGGCACGAGGGCTTGGCAGACGCCGCGATCGCAGCTCGGCGATCCTCTGGCGTCTCGGGACCGTCGACGACGCCGGGGAGCGGTCGAGTGGCTCGGCCGCCCATCTGCAAGAACAGCGCGCGCGACAGCGTCGGCCGCAAGAACAGGACGACCTCAGCCGACGGCGCGTCGAAGCCCTCGGTGGCAACGCCGACGTTGAGCAGCCAGCGGATCCGGCCATCGCGGAAGCCCTGCATGATCTCGCGCCGCGCGGTCTTCGGCGTCTTGCCGTCGACCATGGCGATCGGCAGCTCGAGCGACCGCTCCGCCGCGACCTCGTTGATCGTCTCGGCGACGCAGTGCATGTGGGCGATCGTCACGCAGAACACGATCGCCTGTCGCTCGCCGGCGATCTCGACAGCCGGGACGATCGCCTCGCGCAGCACCGCGACCTCGGACATCACCGCGCCGAGGTCCCCGTCGACGAGCTTTCCGCCGCGCTTGCGGACCTTCGATAGGTCGAGGCTCGGGCACTCGATCGCGCGCGTCTTGATCGGCACGAGCCAGCCGAGCTTGATCGCGTCGGCGAGGGTCATGTCGTAGGCGACGGTGTCGAAGATCTGGCCGAGGGCCTTCTCGTCGCCACGGTTGGGGGTCGCGGTGAAGCCAAGTACTTTGGCCGGTGCGAAGTGGGCGAGTAGCTGACGTGGTGTGACAGCGCAGGCGTGATGACATTCGTCATAGATCACGAGGTCGAATCGTGACGGTTCGAATCGGTCGAGTCGTGGCAACAACGACTGCAACGATCCAACGACGACTCGGCTCTCGTCGGTCGCTTGCTGGCGCTCAGCCTGTTCGATCGCGGGCTCGGTCCCAGCCCACCGGCGGATGTGGTCCGCGAGCTGGTCGACGATCTCGCGGCGGTGAACGAACACGAGGATGCGCCTACCCTGGCGCGCGGCGATGTCGACGATCATGCCGATCACGGCGCCTTTGCCCCCGCCTGTCGGAATAGCGACCAACGCCGACCGGTGCCTCTTCAGCGCGCGCGAGCACTCGCGGATCGCGTCGGCCTGGTAGTCGCGCGGCTTCATGCGTCGTGATGCTCGACGAAGGCTTCGAGGGTTTCGAAGACGGGCGAAGTCATGTCGAGGGCGTTGCGATCGTACATGCCCAGACGCTCGGCGATCCGCATCATCTGGTGCGGTCGCCCTTCGTGTTCGAGGACGACCAACGCTCCCGCGCAGTGTTTTTCGCCGCAGTCATGCCCGAGCGACTCGGCCGTCTCGTGGCAGATGAATCCGCCACTACGATCGCGGGTGATTTCGTCGACGATGCCCTCGGCCCGACCGCGCTTGAGGTAGCTCGGGACATCGGTGCGAAACGGGCACTTCGGACACGGCTTCTTCAACGTGTACTCCATGTCGTCTGTACCTACTGGGATGGCGGGCGCTTCCCGATCACGCGAGTCGCCTCCGCTTGATCGCCAGCTTGAGGTACTCGTCGAGGCTCTCGCAGTGGAACTCCGACTCTCGCAGTTCCTCGATCGACCCGAGGTCTCGAAGCTCCTTGAGCGCCGCGACGGTGGGCACGGTGGGCTTCGCCTCGCGCCGGACCTGGTCCTGGATCTTGGCGATCTGGACGCGGACGCTGTCGGGCTTCTTCTTCGCGGCCGTCATCGCTCGACCTCGAACTTGTAGACCCACACCCAGGGGTTGTCGTCCCAGCGGGCGCCCTCGCGCTTGCCGTTGATCTCGTCCCAGAGCGTGGCGAAGTGGGTGCGCGCGGTCGCGTGTACGGAAACCTCATCACCGGACGAAAGCACGGCCGTCCCTATCGGGGCCGCGATCCCTTCGGCTCGCGCCCCGGCCTCGTCGATCTCGTGAAGCCCCTCGGCGCGGACATCGGTGACCCGCAGGCGGATCCGGCTGACCCACTTCGGCATGTGGATCGATGGGCGGCTCGACAAGAACTCGCGGCCGGGCAGATCGGTGGACTCGGGCGCGCCCTCGGTGGCGTGGTAGCGAACCACCGAGCGCGTCCACGCGCCGGCCTCCCACTCCCCCCACTCGGCCATGTAGCCGCAGCGCCTCGACTGCCAGATCCGCTCGCGGACCCAGAGCACGTCGCCGGGCTCGATGCGGCACGCGACACCGTGGACGCTCGTGTCTTCGTGGGCCACGAGCAGGCCACGATGAGCCCCGATCCGGCCTCCATCCCGGCCCACGTAGGACCCCGGTGCGAAGTTGATCGCCGCGGCCGACCAGTCGAGTTCGCCCCACGCGTCGCGCGTCGCCTTGACCATGCGGCTCGTACCCTTCGTGACGAGCCGCCGCGTCTCGGTCTTGCGACCGTCGAGGATCGCCCGCACGAGAGGGCCGCTGAACAGGATCGGTCGCTCAACCATTGGGAACCTCCGTCGCGGCGATCTCGTCAAGAACGTCGAGGGGCGGCTTTCCAACACCGCGAGCTGCCGCGTTGGCTGTCTCCGCGTCGAGGTAGTCGAGGATGATCGAGCTTGGATGACCAGGGTCGCCCGACCATCGCCCATCGGCGAGATCCGGCAGCTGATGTTGGCGGGTCATCCACGCGTAGAACCGCGGGTCCGCTTCGTCGACATCGGAGTTGGCGATGTCCTCGTCGGTCACCTCGACGCGCGCGCGGTGCCAGGCCCGGTCAGCGAGCAACTCGAAGACGAGCGCAGGCTCGACGTAGATCTCGTCCTCGACCTCGGCGATCAGCCGCGCGAGCCGGTCGGGGTCCATGGGTTTCGGTTCGATGGTCACGCAAGCCCTACCCGCGACGGGCCGATCCGCTTCCCGTGCGTGCTACGCTCGCGCCCGGCGAAGGATCGCCTCGTCTCGGACGGGTGCGCGCTTTCTCGGGCGGGGGTTGACCCCGCCCTTTTTCGTGTAGCCTCCGCAAGACGGCGGGCCTGCCCTTCGGTGGTGGTCACCGCGGGGGCCAGTGACGGTCTGTGTGGATCTGCGGGCCCGCCGTCTTTTCGTCTGGTAGGCTCGGGGCATGCAGAAGAAGCCCAGCTACATGAAGCCCGGCGTCCGCTCGATCGAGGGCAGTGGCGTCGAGGGAAGCTTCCCGGACCTCAAGCCCGGCCTCGGCGAACTCACCCCGCCCGGCCTGGTCAGCTACCCCGGTGGCCCCAGCGAGGTCACCTACAGCCAGGGGGCGACGACCCCGCTCGCCAATCCGGTCCAGGGCGGCCAGGCCGTCACCATGGTCCCGCTGACCTACGTCGACGGGGAGTGACCCAATGGCCACGACCAAGACCACCAAGGTCGGTGACCGTGTCGCGGTGCTCGAGAAGGGCGCCGCCGAGCAGGCCAAGATGATTGAGCAGCTGGCGGCTCGCGGCGACGCGTCCGCCATGCTCGAGGAGATCAAGGCCGGGCAGCGACGGATCGAGGAGGCCCTCCGGGGCCTGGCCAAGGTGATCCCCGCGGCCATGCTCTCGACCCCGCAGCCGCTCAAGCCCGACGACGTCCGGCTGATGATGCGCGACAACAGCGCGGCGAAGTTCAGGGTCATCGCGGCCGCGCCTCATCTCGGCATGCGGCCGGGAGAGGTCATCGAGGCCCAGACCCGGTTCGCGTCCGTCCAGCGCTTCGTCTCGCACGTCGAGGGCGGCGTGATCCAGGTCGTTGCGGCCTGACCATAGCGGGGTGATCGATGCTCACCGAGCGGCAGAAACAGCGGATCTACTACCACCTGCAGTACACGCAGCTGACGACCCCGACGACGCTGTCGCTCGGCGATCCGTCTGTCACGATGGCGAAGTTCCGGATCGACCAGAACATCGCCAACATTCTTCCGATCTCCGAGCCGGACGTGATCGCGACGATCGACCGGCTCGACTGCATCGAGAAGCAGCTCGACCAGCTGCGGGGATCGGCTCCGTGGGTAGCCTCGGTGGGGTCGACCAAGTTCGACTTCGAGGCCGGCCTGTTCACGCTCCAGGAGGAGTACCGCCGCTACCAACTCAAGCTCGCGGACCAGATCGCCGGACAGATCAACCCGGTGAGCGCGAGTGAGCAGGAACGGTACGGGTCGGTCATCGAAGGCGACATGCGCTGATGGCGAAGCCGAAGTCAGCCGCGACGAAGAAGCGCGAGGTCGTCCAGCGCGCGGTGAAAAAGGCCGGCGTGGCTGGGCTCGACAAGCCTAAGATGACACCAAGCCACCCGAAGAAGAAGGGCGTCGTCGTGACCATGGTCGACGGCAAGCCGAAGACGATCCGCTTCGGCGAGCAGGGCGCCCCACACAACTACAGCCCCGGCGCGCGGAAGGGCTTCAAGGCGCGCCACGCGAAGAACATAGCCCGCGGCAAGTCGAGCCCGGCATACTGGGCGGACAAGGTGCTCTGGTCCAAGGGCGGCCGGGTCAAGAAGCCGAAGTAGGTCAGGCCGCGGCCCAGGCGAGGCGGGTAGAGAGGTCGATCTCTGGCCACTCGAATCGGAACCGAGGCAGCGGGAAGCCTCGCATGGCGATCGCCGCCGCTACCTCGATTGCGTCGGACTCGTCCATCTGATCGAGCACCGCGTCGACGCAGTCCGCCCGATCCGCGCGAACCTTCGGCGAGCAGCTGAGATCCATCAGGGCTTCGAGGATCTCCATCGCGCCGACGGTGTCCTTGAGCTTGAGCACCGGGTGGGGCGGGTCGAGGGTAGCGATCGCGGCGCGGGCGAGAAGGTCGTCGTCCGGTGTCCCGCCACGCAACGCCGTGGCCTCGCACTCAACGACGCCCAGCACGACGGCCTGGTCGAGCCAGTCCCAGCAGGCGCGGCCGAGCCACTCGGAGCCGTACTCGTCGGCGAGCCATGGCGAAGTGCCCCACGCGAACTCGACCAGCTCGCGCCGGGGCTCCTCGGTCAACGACTCGACCTCGGCTCGGATCGCGGGGATGAGCAGGCGGTTGATGACGATGTCTCGGGCGTAGACGCGGCGGAAGAGGGCCATGCCTACTCTACCCGCGCGCCCGCGGTACGCTTCCCGCCATGGCCGTATGCGGATCTTGCTCCCGCGCCCCGTGCTCCTGCGTCGCTGCCCCCGGCCTCCCGGGCTGCGGGCCGCGAGGACCAGGCGAGCCGACGGCGCCCCAGAACACGCCGCCACCGATCGGCCTACTCGCGTGCACGCCAGCCTACGCCCAGCAGGCGGCCGTCGACACGGCGCGGAAGGTCCAGCACGCGCTCGGCTACCGGCCGTACCGCGTTCGCCTGGTCTGGCAGGTTCGCGACGAGGACACCGGCCTGTGGTCCGAGCAGGCGCCCGGCGGATCGCTCGAGCTAATGCCGGTCGAGGTCCGCGGAATGGACAACGTCGACCTCGTCGTCGAGGCGCCCGGCCAGGTACCGGCCGGCGTGATCAGCCTGCGCGAGGTCTCGACGACGCTCGACGAGTGGACGCTTCGAGGCTTCCGCAACGGCGAGCCGTGGGGCGACGACACGCCCGCGCGCGAGTTCTTCTACGAGGTCCAGCAGATCGCCAGCTGCCCGGGTGACCGAGCGCCGAGGACCTACCGCTTCGTGCTTGCGGGCGCGCCGACGCTGCGGATGGACCGGAACGAGTGGCAGGTCCGGCTCGTCTCGCAGTTCGGCCACCGCAGCGAGGCGCAGCAAGATCAGACTGTGGTCGACGGGGACTCGGTCGAGGGCGTCGCGCTGCTGTTGCCGTAGTCGGAGATCCAGCGCTGAAGCGCCTCGGCCTGCGGGTGGGCGACGATTTCGAGGGCGTCGATCTCCAACCTCAAGTCGTCGAGCGAGCGGTCGTGCGTCGGACCGTAGTCGCACGAGAACGTCCCGAGAAGCCGCATCCACATGCGCACGCCCGTGGGTGTTGCGACGGGTTCGTAGGTCGCTCCCCACGTCTTCGCGGCGGCCGCCTGCTTCATGAAGGGCTCGGGGATCGCCTCGATCGAGGCGCGGGTGTTCTCGATGTACTCGGGCAGCCACATGCCTGCTCTACCGCCCGCACCCGCGTAGACTTCCCGCATGACCACCGTCCGCCTCTCCTCCCCGAAGCAACTCGGCCCCGCCCTGCGCAAGCTCTCCCGCGAGATGGACAAGGCCACGGTGACAGCCCTTCGCCGGACCGCCCGCTACGGCGTGACCATGGTCCGCAAGACGACGGCGCAGACGCGGCCCCGCCCTCGAGCCTCGGGCACCTACGCGCGTGGGTGGATGGTGGTCAAGCTCCCTGACGGCGCCGCGGTGACCAACTCGGCGAAGCACGCGATCTTCGTCGAGGTCGGCCGCAAGCCCGGCAAGCGGCCACCGCTCGCGCCGCTGATCCGCTGGGTCGAGTTGAAGAAGATCGCTCGCGGTTCGAAGGCCAAGCGGGTCGCGCTCGCGGTCCAGCGCAAGATCGGCCGCGTCGGGTTCAAGGGCCGCTTCATCCTCCGGCGAACGGTCCCGCTCATGGCGAAGCGGATCCCCTTCGAAATGGACGCCGCGATGTCGCGGGCGTTTGAACGGGCGGCGCGGGTCAAGAAGTGAGGTAGGCGATCACTTCGAGGGTCAGCACGCACGCGAGGGCTGCGACCGCGGAAGCCACGAGCAGTGTCAGAACGAACCAGACCCGGTGGCTCACGCCGACCTCACGAGGTCCTGGCCACGCCGCAGCGTGTAGCGGATGAGCCCGTCGCCATCGTCCTCGGGCGACTCGACCCACATCAACGAACCGGGCCCGGAGTACATGTCCACGACGTCGCCACCGACCGGCACGTGCTGCCGCATACGCAGCGCGAGAGCTACGTCGTAGTGGCTGAACCGAGGGACCGAGACCACGAGCCCAGGCCTTGGGTCTAGCCGCTGCTGTTGTTTCGCGATGAACTCGCGCAGGACGTCCATCGCGGTCGGTTCGAGTTGCACCGTCATCGAGAAGGATTCCCCCTCGTAGATGTTGTCGAAGCGCCTAGGGCCGTTGGGATCGCGCGAGTCGGGCAACTCGAAGATGGATAGCTCCTCGACCGGCAGCGTCCAGGCGACGCCATCCGGGCGCAGGATCGTCACTTTGGACTTGCCCTTGAGCCTCATCGTCCTGACTCCTCGTCCTCGAACTCGCGCAGGCTGCCCGAGCGCACGGGGCCGACGTAGGTCAGCGGCTCGCGGTAGGTGCCCGGGAGCGCGCTCGCGTTGACGATGAACGGCACGCCGTCGTCGAGCAGCGCGCAGTAGGTCGTGCATGGCTTGCACGGGCACGGGTGGCCGAGGCTCCAGGTGTCCGTCCCGCTCGGGTTTCCGCTGCGCTCGCAGATCGGCGGGGTGGGCTTCGACACGATGAACGGCGGACCGATCTTCGAGCCGTCGTCGCGCACGAACTGGTAGCCCCGGCCGTCCTTGGCTTGCTCGTAGAACTTCCGGCCGGCCTCTTCGACGGCGCGCTCGAACGCGGTGAACTCGCGGACAACGGGCGCCACCGGACGAGGCGCCACCATCGTCCGTAGAGCTTCTTCGAGGAGTCGCTTGGTCTCGGGGTCCATCACCCCGAAAGCCCCGGCGCTCGGCCTTACGGCTGCGTGCGGGGCTCCGGGTTCATGTCTACGGTCGCATGGCTCACCTCCGGGTCTGTGTTGCTTGGTGTCGCCCAACTCTACCGCCGCCGCCCGTGTACGCTTCCCGGGTGCAGATCAAGCGCACCTTCGACCCCGACTCGATCCGCCCAGACGTCCCGACGATCGGCGTCCCACCGCGCCCGGCAGGGGTCCCGCCCGAAGAGGCGTACACGGTCGAGATCATCGCGAACCCCGACGGGACCCGGTCACTCGTCGGGATCTCGGGCTACGGCGAGATCCTCCCCGCTCAGCAGACCAAGTCGTTCCCGCCCGACGGCGCCGCGGTCGTCACCATGGCCCCGAAGGACGCGGCCATGCTCGGCCTCTACCGGATCCTCGACGCGATGCGGTGGCGCAGCTTCGACCTACAGATCCTCGCCGAGCTCGGGAAGACGATCAGCACGAGCCGCGAGCCGCACCGCTTGACGAAGATCCACCTCGACTGGCCCGACGGCCAGCAGAAGGAGTCGATGCCGGCTCAGACGGCGCTGATCACCGGACCCGATCCCGCGCCTTTCGACGTCGCTGGCTTCACGCCTCGGCTGCTCGAGGAGACCCAGGACCGGTTCATGGAGGGGACGGTGCTGCGCTACATGGGCGTCCAGGAGATCCCGCTCGCGGTCGTCGTGTGGTTCGCGCACAAGGACCAGCGCAGGGGGTTCGCCTCGCGGATCATCAACGCGCTCGCGGGCGAGCCGCGGCAGGACATCGGCGCCCGGCACGTGGTCGTGCCGGAGTACTTCTCGCGGTCGATCCGCTACCAGCTGCAGGACACGACGCGGCCGGACAACGCTGAGGGCGCGCGCGTGAACGAGTGGGTGCTCGAGGTCAGCATCCTCGCCGAGGCGCCCGTGGTCGAGCTCGTGACGATCCCCGGCGTGGTCGACGGCTTCCAGTTCGACGTCGAGGCTACGGTCGCGGGAAGCTGACGCGGGGGCGCGCGGTAGACCGGGCGTGAACGACCAGCAGATCGTTAGCCGGGTAGCCCGGAGCGTGCTCGGCGAGTTGCCGGCGACCGTCACGTGCACACCGGCCTCGTCCATCTACGGCGTCGTCACTGTCGTAGCGTCTTGCGGATGGCGCCGCGGCGTCGCTAGCGTAAGCCCGTGGCTTACCGCCCACGATGGATCGGTGGCACTTGCGGATGCCGTCTCCGACGCGTGCGAGGATCTCGGCCACGCGATGATCGAGGGCACGATCGGTGAGCGCCTCGGGCTGGAGCGCGCAGCTGCCCTGGGTCTGCTCAGGTCGCCCCTGTGACGCCAGCCCGAGAGGCTGATACCCTCGCGGCATGGTCGCCTTCCGCCGCGTCTTTCTCGATGACCCCGGCAACGCGACGTTTCTCAACGTCGCCAGCACCAACATCATCGACCGTGCTCCGCCGCAGCTCCTGTTCGGGGCCGGCACGGGGACGATCCTGATCGTCGGGGAGACCGAGAAGGGGCCGATCGGCGTCACGACCGAGGTCACGAACCCGACCTCGCGCGAGCAGACCTTCGGCGGCTTGGGCTGGCCGATCACCGGCGTCGGCCCCCACGTGGGCCCGGTCGCCCAGCAGTCCGGCGGCAGCGAGGCGTGGAACGGCAACGTCTTCGTCTGGACGGCCAACAAGGTCTTCAACCGGCTGCTGATCCACCGCGTGGACAGCTCCGCTGGCGTCGTCGAGCTCACGCGGCTGGCCTGCCTAAACGGCGGCTCGGGCCCGTTCTCCGCGGCCAACGGGGACCAGGCCGTGTTCGACCTGAACAACGGCGCCACGACGGCGACGGCGACGCTGAACGCCACGAAGGCCTCGATCCTCGCGTCCGGCGTCGTCTACCCGCTACCGCTCGGCACCCTGACCAACAAGACGCTGATCGTGGCCTGGGACGACGCGAGCGACGCGGACGCCCAGACGATCACGTTCGCGTCGACGGACATCACGCTCGCCGACGTCATCGCCAGGATCAACGCCAAGGTCGCGGCGACGATCGCGTTCGACAACGGCGGGCAGCTCGAGCTCCGGTCCGTCCGCGCCGGGTCCGAGGCCCGGATCAAGATCGTCGGCGGGACCGCGCTCTCGGACCTCGGTCTGCCCACCGCGGTGGTCCAGGACGTCTGGACCTTGACCGTCACCGGCGACAGCGGGATCGCCACTCAGGCCCGCGTCTCGCGGATCGTCGACGGCGTCGCCACCGACTTCGACACCGCGAGTTTCTCGGGCGTGATCGGGTCGGTCACGCTCAAGCGCGACAAGCTCCTGAGCGACGCGGTCACGGATCCGCCCCAACTCTCGCAACTCGGCGTCCCGGGTTTCATCTTCGCCGCATCGGGCATCGATGCGATCACGGTCACCGGCGCGGACAACCAGATCCTGACCGGGCTGACGATGCTCGCCGGCGGAGCCGAGGTCACCGTGGCCAACACGGTCCCCGGCGTCGCGCTCGAGGTCTTCGGTACCGGGAACGTCGGCGACGCGTCGAGCTTCTCCGCCCAGGAGGCGGCCGCGATCCTCGACGCCGCTGCCAACCTCGGCTCGACCGTCAACAGCGACGGCACCCTGCGCGCCTGCAACGAGCTCACGCCCGGCACCGGCGCGATCAAGGGCGACTCGGGCGCGCTGCTCGCAGCCCTCGGATTCGACACGACGACCACGGTCGACGCGGCCAACGGGCCAGACTTGACGATCCCAGCGGGCACCCGGGTCCAGGACGCGACCTCGACGGCGACGGTCTGGATCACGATGTCCGACGTCCAGACCGGCACGGGCGGCGGCCCCTTCGAGGCCAAGGTCCGACCGTTCGACGACACGGACGCCGCGCTCGCCTCGGGCCCCAACGACGTCACCGTGATCCTATCGGACCTGCCCGGCGGCTTTGCGGTGACCAACCCGCTGTCGATCACGCGCCTCACGTCCGCGCAGTTGGACTCGCGCTACATCGCGGCGATCCGGGAGACCAACGTCGACGCCCCGCCGGCCCGCGAAGCGAACGCGATCTGCTCGGCCCGGACGTCGCCGGCGATCAACAACGAGCTGCAGATCAACGCCCGCGAGGCCACGGCCGCTGGCCTGTCCGGCCGCAAGACGATCGTCCGGCCGCGGCTCGGAGTCTCGGTGGACGACGCCGTCGCCGAGAACGCGGCGCTCCGCGAGGAGCGCAAGCAGTTCGCCTTCCCCGGCTTCCAGGCGCGGATCCAGGAGATCGCCGAGCAGGGCGCCAGCGGTGGCGTCGGCTTCACGGACGACGGCGTCGTGCCCGTCGGCGCCGACAGCTGGCTCGCGGCGATCCGCTCGATCATCCCGCCCGAGCAGAGCTCCGGACAGGACCTGCGCTCGACCAACGTCGGTCGCCTCAACGTCGCCGGCCTCGAGCCCGCCTACGACCCGCTCAGCGAGGGCAGCACCAAGCTCGACGTGAACGACTACATCCGGTTCAAGCGCGAGGGGATCACCGCGCCGATCCTCGACCGGACCGCCGGCGCCGCCTTCGTCGACGACGTCACCTCGGTCGACTCGCTCACCCAGGCCTCGCAGACGCCCGCCAACCGTCGATGGTTCGCGGACTTCATCAACGACAGCCTGTTCATCCTCGCGGTCCCCTACGGCAAGAAGCTGATCACCCAGGACCTGCGCCGCAACTTCTTCGGCCAGATCATCAACTTCTTGACCGGCCTGCAGTCGCTGGACCAGCCGCAAGCCCAGCGGATCGAGTCCTTCGACGTCACGGACACGAGCGACCCCGACGTCCCCAACATTCTGCGCGCCCGGGTTGCCGTGCGCATGCTCGCCACCGCCGACGCGATCGTCTTCGACGTCACCGTCGGCCAGACCGTCGTCACCTCCGCGCAGGTGACCGCCGCCGCGGCCTGAGCCGCCTTCGAGGAGTAGACCGCCATGGCTGGAAACCCACGTCTCAAGGGCCAGGAGTGCTTCGTCAGCTTCCTGGTGAACAACACGATCAGCGCGGCGTTCAACGCCGTCGTCGACCTGACCGTGACCGACAACGTCGAGCAGCTGTCTGAGGACCTGCTCGGGGAGGTCGCGACGCGAAACGACGACATCTACCGGAACACGACCTTCTCGGCGACGCTACAGATCGAGGACGTACAGCCCTACATCCTGCGCCAGCAGATCATCGACCGGTCGAAGCGTCGGGCGGGCTCAGCTGCCCAGTTCGACCTGTCCTTCGCGGCGGCGCTGCCCACCGGACAGACGCGACAGATCCAGCTGCAAGACATTTTCTTCGGCCCGCTGGAGAACGCGATCAGCTCGCGAAGCGACTTCGTGACGTTGAGTCTCGAGGGCGTCGTGAGCGACGTCAAGGACGTCGACCTGTAGGAGCGGGAGCATCGACCCCGAGGGGCGTGGCCGTTGGGTACGGTCACGCCCCTTCTGTGATCGCGATGCCCCCGGTCTCGGCGAAGGCGATGAGATGCGGCAGCAGTTCACGGACATGATCGCGCGAGAGGTGCATGCGGAAGTTCTTGCTGTCGGCCAACTCGGCGCCGGTGTTCAAGTCGGTGCGCTTGCTGACTCCCAGCCAAACGTGCGCGCCGTCGGCGAGCGACGACTCCTGCAGCGAGCACGGCTGACCGTACCGATCCTCGAATGTGATGATCTGGAAGCCTCGTCCCGTGGTCTCGATCTTCATGCGCGGTCTACCACCAGAACCCGCGATCGCTTCCCGCGCTATCATCCCCTCATGACGGACCAGAAGCGCAACCGCTACCCGTTCCCGCCCCCGCAGAACCACGTCGTGCAGATCGTCGACGGGCCCGACTGGACGATCAACAAGGTCGATGCGTGGGTGCCCGTGAACCTGACCGAGGGCGACCAGCGCGACTTTCCCGATCCGCAGGGGACGATGCCGACCGGCTACCCGAGCACGGCCGTCAACGTCCGCGAGCCCGGCACGCGGGGCCCGAAGAAGCTCGGCTGACCGGGCTGTGTCGCCAGGGTCCACCGAGAGACGGGCAGGACGTCAGCACTCGGACGCGCCCGCTCGGGTCGGTCCAGCGCTTGTAGCCGGCGGCGAGAAGACGGGGCGGCAGGGGCTCGGTGGGGCGGCAAGTGGCGTGCAGGATGGCGGCGATCTCGATCTCGTGGTCCATGCTTGGGTAGTGACGATCGCGGCCGGATCGTTCACCGGGAAGCGACCGCGGGCGCGGTCGGTAGGTCGGGCGTGCGACACGTAGGCCGATTCGACCCCGAGACGAAGCTCCCGATCACCGAGGTCACGCAGGCCGAGTTCGACGGGATGGAGCACTGGACTCCGCACGCCAAGATGTGGCGCGAACTGACCGCAGAGCCAGGGGTTTGGCGGATGGCCTACTTGGGGGCGGATGGTCACTACTGCGCGCGCCGCCTCGTCATCGTCGAGGACGCGACACCACGCCACGGCTACATCAACCGGGCCATGGTCACAGAGCACGCCGAGGAGTCCGCGGGCGGCAACTCGGACCCGCGCGAGTGGTGGGCACGCCTGAGCCCGAAGGCGCAGATGCTGGTCAACCGGACGTTCGTCGCGTCGATCCAGCCGACGGAGTCCGAGGGAAAAGCCGTGCGCGCCAGCCGAGTTTGGGTCGAAGGCTCTTCGGACCCTAGTCCTCGGGCTTCGCCTTCTTCGACGCCCTGCGAGCCTTCGCTGGCTTCTCAGGCGCCTTCGGAGCGTCGCCCGTCGTCGAGTAGCCCAGCGTCTGCACGAGCCTGTGCGGAACCCCAGCGCGCCCGAGCGCGGCCTTCAAGTCGCCGACCCTGCGCCCGCGAGCGTGCGGGTGATGGACGACGGTCCCGGGCCCGGCCTTGATGATCGCGGCGGCCTGCTCGGCGGTGACGGGGAGCGTGATCGAGATGGTCATGGAGGTCAGTCTACTCCGCGCAGCCAGTCGACACAGGCGGCGCGGAGCTTCGCGTAGACGTCCGCCCCGAGCTTCGCCTTCGCCACCTCGAGCACCGTCGTCGGCGTCATGATCGGAGCGCCCGCGCGAGCTCGACCGTGGTCACCCCGCGCGACCTCGGCGTGGCGCTGCGCGATGATCAGCGCCTGCCAAAGCGCGCTCGGCTGCATCTTCTCGATCAGCCACTTCGTGAGCGCGAGCCATTGCTCGAAGGCGTCCTCGGGCGTTGCGCCGGCGTAGACCTTGCCGTCGGCGACGAGGACCGCGGCCTCGGCTTCGATGTCGCCGCTGTCGCGGATCGGGTCGGCGAGGCGGGCTCGGACGCTCACTCGGACTCGCCCCACTCGCGACGTACGCCCTCGATCGTGACCGTGACGAAGTCCGAGCGCCCAGCGAGCCCGAGACCGACGACTCGCCCCGTCCAGACGCACGGCTGCACGTTGCCGCGCGGGTCGGCGAAGCGTGTACGCAGTTCGAGGTCGACGCCCGCTTCGACGCGTGGCAGCTGGGTCGCGTCGACGATTTTCCAGACCGAGGTCGCCACGCCGCGCGCCTCGGTCAGCGACATGCACTGCAGGCCGTCGAGCCGTTCACCGCCGACGAACATGTCGACCTGGCACTCCTGCCCCTTCATGGCGAGTAAGCGGCTGTGTCGAAAAAACCCGTCCATGATGCGGTCGGGATCGGGATCGGTGGTGGTCATGCACCAACCCTACCCGCGCACCTCGTCGGTTGCTACCCTCGCCGCATGACCACCTGGGACGGATTCATGGAGGCGCCTGGCGTATCGCAGGCGAAGCCCGAGGGCGTGACGATCTCGAAGAAGACCGAGCCGCCGCCGATGCAGGCGACGATCCCACCCCCCGCGCTGACCGGAGAGAAGCCGCCTGCAGCCCTGAAGTCCGGCGGGTTCTTCGGCTTCGACCTCCATCCAGATGTGATGGACAACTCGCACTGGAAGGGCGACGAGTCCGACCTCAAGTTCGGGTTGCGCGAGCCCGAGGCCGAGGAGGTTTTTACCTTCGCCGAGCAGCTCGCTCGCTCGCCCGGACCCGAGGTCGTGCTGCCTTACCTCGCCGCCGGCGGACGTCATCGCGGCGGACTCGAGCTGACGACCTGGTGGCACACGCGGACCGGCAAGGTCCAGATGTCGATCCTGCAGGAGTTCGTCGCGCTCGTGCTGCCCACCGACGTCGACGTGATCGAGATGGAGTCCACGCGCCGACGCGATGGCGACCGGATCATCTGCTCGCTACCCATGTCGGTCATGGACTCGCGCCACTGGAAGGGCGGTCCCGTGGACCTCGCCTTCGCCCTGCGCGACGCAACGACGGCCGAGGTCCGTCGCCTGTCTTCGCGCGCGGGATCGATCGACGACTGCGTCCAGTTCATCGTCTCCGCCGGCGGCAACTCGGACCCGCGCGAGTGGTGGTCGAGGCTGAGCCCGAAGGCGCAGATGCTGGTCAACCGGACGTTCGTCGCGTCGATCCAGCCGACGGACGCCGAGGGAAAGGCCGTGCGCGCCAGCCGAGTTTGGGTCGAAGGCTGAGCCGCGCACGAGTCCGACCCGACTTCGAGACCGCGGGCTTCGTGATCTACGTCCGCAGCGGCGAGCTCGCCAAGACGCTCCGGCGCATGGACAAGGAGGTCGTCGCGTACCTGATGCGCTACGGCGGCCAGCAGGCCGACTACCTCGACCGCATGCCATTCGTCCGCCTCGTCGAGCTTGCCGACGGGATCAGCAAGATCCTCGAAGCCGAGAACGGGGACGGCTCCGGCTGATACGCTCGTGCGGTGCCGCAGGGGATCACCTACGACGTCCGCGCGAACCTGAAGACCGCGGGCAGCTTCCAGCGCGAGGCGATCGGCATGGCTCGCGCGGCGGACACCGTCGGCAAGTCCTACGCGTCGATGTCGAGCCGGCTCGTGTCCGCGGGAGAGCGCGTGCGGGGGACCTTTGGCCAGACTGCTCGCGAGTGGGCGAGGATGGGCGCAATGGCGGCCGGCGGTGCGCTCGTCGGAGGCGTCGCGGCGGCGGCTAGCGAGGGCGTCCGCTTCAACTCCGAGATGGAGCAGGGCCGGCTCGGCCTGGCGACGATGTACCAGCTGTTCGGGGTCGCCGGTCAGTCCCAGGCCGTGATGACCGGGCAGATGACCGAGTTCGCCAAGGCCAGCGAACTCGCCGCGGGGATGCAGGCGGAGCTCTACGACATCGCCAAGAAGTCGCCCGCAACCTACGAGGACATCGCCACGGCCTACTCGGCGATGGCGCCCGGCGTGACCGGCGTGACCAAGGATCTGAAACGCCAGCGCGACCTGATGGAAAAGGTCTCGCTGCTCGCGTTCACGACCGGCGGTGACTACAAGCAGATGGGCGCCGACGTCGGCCGGATCGTACGTGGCCTCGCAGGTGCTGACGTCGCTGTTTTCTCGCAGCTCGAGCCCAACCTCCGCGAAGCGTTCAAGAAGGTCACCGGCAAGGAGACCGAGGCTGACTTCGCCCAGATGTTCAACAAGCTGGCGAAGCAAAGCGGCGACACGGCGCTCAAGATCGTCGAGGTCGCGGTCGATGGGGTCTCGAAAGAGGCGGCAACGGCCTTCGGCAAGTCTTTCGGTGGCCTCGCGTCGACGATGAAGTCCGAGGGCATGACGCTAGCCGGCGCCTTTGCTGCCCCGCTCATGGACAGCCTCAAGCGCGCGATGAGCCGTGCCACCGGCAAGGTCGGGATCAGCACCTTCGGCGGCGGCATGGACACGATGGAAAATGCCGCGAGCTTCGCGGGTCAGCAGCTGTCGAAGGCAGCCGACAAGCTGTTCGACCGGCTACACCGCGGGGCCTGGTACGTCGCCACCCACTGGCGCGACATCGCGACGAAGATCCAGGAGGCCGGCGTGCTCGCGGGCGCTGCACTCAAGGCAGCGAGCGTCGTGGCGACCGCTCGTCTCGTCGCGGGCTACGGCATGATCATCGCGGGCAAGGGCATGGCCGCTGCGCAGGTCGTCGGCGCAGGGATGAGGCGCGGACGTGAAGGCTTCGGCGCCATGGCCAGGCGTCGACACATGGCGATCGGTCGGGGCATGGGTGGCCGGAAGGGCGGCGGCGGGCTCGGGATGCTCGGCCGAGGCCTGTCACGGATCACCGGAAAGATCGGCGGGGGGAAGGGCGGCCTGCGGCTGTTCCGAGGGATGGACAAGACGATCCTCAAGTTCGCCACGCTCGCCCCCCTGATCGCTGGCGTCGGCGTCGCCGCTGGCGGACTCGCGCTCGCGTTCTCCGGCGTCGCCGTGGTCGTCGGCGGCCTCGCGGCCTACGTCGCCACATCGTGGGACGAGATCAAGGCGTCGCTCGTCGGTGCGATTGAGTCGGGCAAGATCTCGCTGCTCCCGCTGATCACGTCGCTCTACACGTTCTACGAGCGACTGCGCCTGGTCGGTGTCGCCATGTTCGGGGGCACCGACGCGGCGACGGTGATGGTCAGCGGCCTCGACATGCTCACCGGCGCAGTCGACTTCGCGTCGATGGTCCTCGGCGGGATGATCGACATCGTGGCCTACGGGATCGAGGCCTTCGGAGCGTTCCGGCTCGCCTTCTCGGCGCTACTCCAGCTGATCGGCGACGGCCTTCGAGTCATGTCGAAGATCCCCAAGGTCGGCGACGGACTCGACGGAGCGATCGCATCGATCGACGGGATCCGCGACTCGGCCTACGGCGCAGCAAGCGCGAACCTCAAGACCGCGGACAGGTTCCACAAGGCAGCTGACGCAGTGCGAGATGCGCAACTCACCCCGATGCAGTTTGCTGCCGCCCAGAAGAAGGCGAAGGACCTCCAGCAGTCGTTGTCCGACATGCTCGCGGGCAAGGACAAGGACAAGGACAAGCGGGCTCCAGGCGGGACGAAGATCGGCAAGGTCGAGGTCGTGATCAACACGACGGACCCCGACCCCGACCGGCTGTTCGCGGCGTTCATCAAGAAGACGGCCGGCCTCGCGGACCGGCGCGTCCAGGCCTACGGCGCGATCGAGCAGGGGACCTAGTAGGACCAGCTGAGGACGCCAAAGCGGACCTCGACCTCGCAGTCGTGCGCGACGAGCCACGCGATCTCCTTGGCGTAGCGCTCCTTGAAGTTCGCCTCGCACGTTGCCTCGTCGGGCATCGCTTGCTCGGCGCTGTCGTCATACTTCGGATCGATATGCAGACCCGTCGTGTCGACGCCGTTCTCGACCATGACGTAGGTCCGCCGGCCCTCGTCGTAGAGGTCGCCGACGTCCCACGGGCACAGCCGCTCGTCCATGTGAGCCTCGTAGTACCCGTCATCAGGCCGGGTCTCCTCGGCCTTCATCCGGCGCTTCGAGGGGCGTCCGCACTCCGAGCAGAATGCACCACCACCGTGCTCGTGGTCAGCGCACAGATCGACCTCCGTTCGGGTGACCGTGGTCCAGACGCGAATGTAGGCCCCAACGTGGACGTTGTAGTCGATGCTCATCGCCTGTTTTACCGCCGAGCCCCGCGTACACTTCCCGCATGGCTGAGCAGCAGTTCGCGTCCCCCGTCGTGCTCGAGCAGACGACCGGCTCGCGCCGGGTGCTCCTCTTCAAGGGCCGCGCGCTCCCGTTTCGCCCGCTGCAGCTCTCGCGGATCTTGCAGGTCAACACGACCTGGCTGCCCGGCAACCCCGTCGCCAACCAGCAGGTGATCGGGAACCGCCTCGAGCCGACGACGCTGCGCGGAGCCTGGCACGACAAGTTTTTGCTCAGCGCCGACGAGGACAACGGCGTCGAGCTCGTAAACTACCCGCAGGTCTCCCCGGGCGCCCAGTCGCAGAACTCGATCGCCTCGGGCGCGGTGTTCCAGTCGTCCAACGTGTTCCCAGGGACGCAGCCGGCTCGGCTCGCGCGCACCGTCGACGCGGCCGTCGAGTTGATGATGGTCGAGGGGCAGCAGCTGCGGTTCTCGTGGGACCAGTACGTCCGCTACGGCCGGATCACGCGGTACTCGGCCGACTTCGACCGGATCAACGACATCGCGTGGGAGATGGAGTTCACCTGGACCGGCCTCACGCAGTTCTCGCCGGTCAAGCGCGCGACGAAGTACAACGCCCTTACGACGGCCAACGGCCTTGCCGACATCCTCGCATCGATCAACGAAAACCTGCTCGAGCTCGCCGCGCTCAAGCAGCCCAACGCGTTCACGACGAAGGTGATCGGGCCGATCCTTCAGCTGGGCTCGACCGTCGAGAGCCTCGTCGACGCGCTGCAGCAGATCGTCTCGATCGCCACGGCCCCCTTCGACCTGATCAACACGATCACCGGGGCGCTCGAGCAGGTTCGCTCGCAGGTCCTCGACTTGCTCTCGCTGTTCGACACCAACCGGAGCGCCGCGGGCGAGCGCGCGCTGGTCGGCGACGCGGACTCGGTCCAGATCGCCAACCTCGTCCAGCAACAGCTGCGCGATCGGCTGATCGAACTGTCGAGCTTCGCGCGGGACCAGCAGCGGCTCGCGGCGCTGTTTCAGACCGAGGACATCCTGGCGACGATCTTCGCGGACAGCTTCACGTCGCTGCGAGACATCGCGCGCGAGAAGTACGGCGACCCGAGCCAGTGGACGGAGATCAGCGAGTACAACGGCTTCTTCTCGCCGACCGTTCCGCGAGGAACCGTGATCCGCGTGCCGGCGCTGAGCTAGACCTCGCTTCCCGGGAAGCACCCGGCGCGCTCGCGGGTAGACCGGTCGATGAGCAAGATCGAAACGCCCGAGCAACTCGCGCAGCTGTTTCATGAGACCTACGAACGCCTCGCGCCCGACCACGGATACGAGACTCGCAAGGCGAGTGCGAAGCCATGGTCAGAGGTCCCGCCGCCGAACCGCGATCTGATGATCGCCACGTGCGATGTCGTACTCGCGCACCTTCGGCCGTTCACCCTCGCCGACGTCCAGGCCGCGGCGAAAGTCTTGCGCGAGGCTCCGACGCTCGTGCACGGGGATGGGTACGTGTACCTGGATGGCGAGGGCTGCCCGATCGTCCCGCCCGATGTCGACGAGATGACCGAGGCCGACATCGACGACGAGGAGGCCCGCGCACACGAAGGCCCTCCGATGGTCGGCGGCTGGGGCATCCTCAGCCACGAGATGATCGACGGCGAGCCGGTCTGGGACGGCTGCCGACCGACCGCTTGGCGAGTCACGAAGTCGAAGGCCGAGGCCGCCGCGCGGCAGATGGGCGCGGCCTGGATCGCTCCGATCGTTGCGCGCGAGGGCGGCTGGTCGACCGGCGATGCTCACCGCGTCGAAGGGGTCGCCGGCTACGCGCATGACGTCGAGTTGACGGACGACATGCAGCCGCTCCCGGCCAACCGCCTGCTCGTCGAGTTCACTCTGCCCGACGACACCCGAGACGCGGCCGACGAGGTGCTCAAGTTCCTCGCCGACGCCGAGCAGCTGGGCGCCACGCCGGATGGCCTTGGCTGGCGTGACGCGGACATCGGCGAGCTTCGGATCTGGACCGAGGGACTCGAACCCGAACCGGAGGGCGTGACATCGCTGTACTCGACGTTCAAGGTCCGCGATGATCTCGGGCGCGAGCTGGACGTCGCCGGTCTTGCGTGGGGCAGCGGCCTCGACGTCGTCGACGCACGCATGTTCGAGACCGTCGCACCACCGGACACCTACAAGATCCCCGAGCCCGCGATCGTCAGCAAGAAGCCGATCGACGCGAGTAAGACCTACCTCGTCTTCGTGGTCGAGCATCCCGACGAGGCGATCCGTGGCTGAAGTTACCGAGCTGCGACCGGCCGATCCCGACGAGGACGTGATCGTGAAGCTTCGCGAACTGCTCGAAGCAGCGGAGGCCGGTCGTGTCCGCGGCCTGTTGTTCGTCGCCCTCGGGCAGGGCAACGGCAACACGCACCACTTCGGCCACGTCGGAGAGACCGAGTTCGCGGAGTTCGCTATGGGGATCAAGCTCCTCGACCGACAGCTGAGCCGATTGATCGAGGAGTTCTCCGAAGACCCCGAGGAGTGGACAGATGGCTGAGTCGATCCAGGTCATCGTCCCGAACTACGAGGAGGACGCCGAGGCCAACGAGGCGGCGTTCTGGGCGGCCGTCGACGCGGACCCGAAGATGGTCGTGGTGGTCGCGGCGGTCCACGAGAGCGAGGATGACGCGGGCTCGACGGCGGCTTTTAGCACCTACACGCTCGCCCTCGAACACGCGAAGGCCGTTCGATGCGCGGGCGCGATCATCATCCCGCTGCGGCTCGATGAGCCCGCGTGGGGGAACGTGAGCGTGAACTGATGGGCGATGGGATATTCGTCGGCGTCGACTTCGGCGATGAGCCCGCGACCACGGTGGTGTGCGCGATTCGAATCAACGCCGACGGAAGTCGCACGATCGTCGACACGGGTCGGGTCGAGAACGGTCGCCGCTACCACACGCCGCACCGCCGAGGTGGCCGCAGGCACTACCACGCGATCGAAGGCCATCGCATGGGGCGCCCGATCCCGTACTAGACTGACCGCGTGACCGAGTACTACGTAGGCTGCAAGGTCCGACTCAAGATCCGCTTCGAGAACAACGTCGACGCGTTCACGCCCCCTCAGCCGTCCGCGCCCAACCCCAACTCGGGCGCGGAGTCCTTCGGGTCAGGAACCAACGACGACATCCTCGAGCAGGCCGCGCAGTTCGTCCTGATCGGCCGCGACCTTGTGCCGACGCAGTGCACGGTCGAGCTGAACAACTACCGCAAAGCGGACACGGCCAAGATGACGTTCCAACTCGCGGAGTTGCCCTTCGACCCGCGACTGATCAGGGCGATCGCGGTGCAGGTCTTCGGCGGCGTCTACACGCCCGAGGAGTGGGCAGCCGGACAGGTGCCCGGCGCTGACGGCCTGCTCCTCCCTGACGTCAACCAGCATGGGCCGACGGAGCTGTTCCGCGGCTTCGTCGACAAGCACTCGATCACGATCAACGACACGTCGCAGGAGGTCATGTTCGACGCGCGCGACCTGACCGGCGAGCTACTCGACGCCGAGATCCCGCCCAACCAGCTCGAGGACCTGCCGGGCTTCTTGCGGCTCGACGAGGCGATCCAGCTGCTGCTCACCGGCGACGCACTCGCGGCCACGGAGACGCTTGACGCTCGTTTCGAGGAGGAGAGCAAGCGCGCGCTTGGCCGAGACCGAAGGCGGCTCCTGAAGGACGCCAGGGCCCAGGACGCGGTCGCTGCTGATGCCGCTGCATCGGGGGACGACGCAGCCGCCGCAGCCGCCCGAGCGCAGGCGGCATATCTGCGTGAGGACGCGCGCGTGCTCAAGACGCAAGGATCGACGCTGAAGCCTCGCACTCGTCGCTTCGGCCTTCCGGGCTTCCGTGGGATCTCCGTCGTCAACGAGGTCCGCAACGTCGACGGCGGGATCGACCCGCTCCCGACGATCGACGAGATCCGCCCGAAGGCATGGGTGGACTCGAGGGGTGTGTCGAAGAAGGGCCGCAAGCGATCGCCGGGCAACAGGCAGAAGACCGCGTACTGGGACTTCATCACCGACCTGGTCATCTCGGCCGGCTTCATCCCGCTGATCAGGACTCCTCGGCAGTCGGCACAGCAACTCGTGGCGAGCGAGCTCGTCATCACCAACCCGCGCACCTACTACCGCGAGAGCACGACCGCCGGCGACACGACGCCCCCGCCTACCTCGACGCGCACCTTCGTCTACGGCGCCAATATCGAGGAGCTCAACCTCGCCCGCAACCTCAAGGGGACCGCGACTCCGACGATCAAGCTAAACGGCTTCGACGTCGCGACCGGCACGCGCTACTCGGGGATCTGGCCGCCGCTCGGCAAGAACAACCGGCCGACCCCGACCGGGAATGGAGACCGCGACGAGATCAAGGTCTTCAACCTCGACAGCGTCGCCGGCGGCTCGCCCGAGGAGATCATCGCGGCCCTGACTCGAGCGGCGGCGTCGATCTACGAGCAGCTCGCGCGCGGGGACTTCGAGGTCCAGATCCGCACTCCGGTCCTGTCCGCGCTGCCCGAGAACCTCGAAGCCGGTCTCGTCGGCGACGTGTTCGCCATGCGGCCGAAGGACCCGATCGCCGTCGAGCTTCCCGCCGAGGATCCGACGACGGGGATCGTCAGCTCCGCGCTGATCCTCGCGGAGGGGTCCGACTTCCAGCGCAGCGAGCAAGCGCGCCAGGCCGGGCTGCCCGTCGAGGACGCGCTGCGCTACGCCGCCCTGTCGCGGTCCGAGTACCTGCAGCGCGAGTTTCGAACGAAGAAGCTGACCCTCGCGTGGGACATCAACAGCGGCTGGCAGATCGCCGGCGACGCGATCAACTACCTCGACGTCAGCGCGTCGATCCAGGTCACCGAGACGAGGACCGGGATCGACGTGCCGAGCTAGCAGTTGTAGGCCCAGTGGACAAACACGAACTCTCCCGCCGTGCCCTCCATGAACTTCGGGTCAGACCACGCCCGACAGGCAGCAGCGCGCGCGTAATCCTGCTCGTCGTCGCCGCTCCCCCGGGGTGTCAGCATGACGCCGCCATCGGGACCGAAGATGGACTTGTTGACCCACCCGAGGACGGCGTACCACCCAGCGCGCTCCTCATCCATCGGTCGCCAGCCTCTCGCACCACCACGCGAGCATGCTCGGGGTCGCGTCCAGGATCGCGCGAGCGGTCGCCTCGACGCCCTTCGCGGTGACGCCGTGGGGACGCGCTCGGCCGTAGCGACGGATGGCGTCAATGTGCGCAGTGACTAGGTCCCTCGCGTCGCCCTCGTCGCCCCACACGTCGAGTTGGCTAGCGAGTTTTCCGAACATCTTGAACGTGTCCTCGGTGGTGCACTCGTAGACGTGATCGTGCGCGAGGTAGGCCGCGCATGCGCGGAGTAGCTCGGGGTAGAGTTTCACTCGCCCTGCTCCTTCGTCAGCTTGGCGATCGCGCGCTCGGCCTTGTTGATGCCCTTCACGTCGGTGTTGATCTCGTAGATCGTCGAGACGCCGTCGGAGGTGCTCGTGATGTCCTCGGGCGAACAGCCCCACACAATGGCGAGCGCGGCGATGACTTGGTCATGGGTCGGAGTGACTTGGATCTTCATGCCCGGACTACCCGCCGACACCGCGGGCGCTTCCCGAAATCGAGACCCGACGCACCGATAGGGGTCGGGCGGGAGACCCTCATACGCCCGCTGGTCAGGGTCCGGCATACGGGCATCCTCCCACTCGACCGCGTGCTCGCTGACCAGCGCGCGGTCTGAAGGCAGCTGACCGACTGCATCGACGATTCGTGCTGCAACATCCTCACAGTCAACCCGGGGCCAGGTGAGCCATTCGTCGAGCACGCGAACAATCTCCAGCCGGAGCGCATCTCCGGTCCGCGACCAGTCCACGAAATCCCACGGCCCCTTGTGCAGGTCGACGTAGGATCGGCTCGACTTCGACGCGATGATGAACTCGGTGCCCATGCTCGGTCTACCCGTCGGCCTGCTGTTCGCTTCCCGTAGACTCGACCCATGGTCCAGATCCCGAGCTTCCGCCGACCCGCGCCGGTCATCTCCGGTGACCCCGCCAACACCAACCGCGTGAGCGCGCCGAGGATCCCGATCCAGACGACGATCGGCACGGTGGGCTACGAGGACCAACTCACCGCGCTGCCCGAGGGAACGCCCGCGTGGATGCGCTGGGAGCAGGGCGAGTGCCTCGTCGAGGTCACGCTCAAGGCCGAGGACCGGATCGTGTGCCGCTGCCCCGACGGCCTCCAGATCCAGGAGGGTCAGCAGGTCGTGGTCGTGCTCGACGAGGGCGAGCCCGAGCAGGGGACGATCGTCTGCGCGCTCAACGACGCGAACTTCCCGACGCCCTCGAGCGTCGGCGGCGTCTCGACAGGGGCCGGCGACGCTCAGCGCAAGGGCGACCGGTTCCCCGCGTCCACCTGGCACTTCACGCGCCTCGTCAACGGCCGCATGCTCGCGATCCAGACCAACGATCAGGACGTCAACGTGTGGGCGGGCGCGGGCGTGCATATCAAGGCGGTGGCCGGGGCGATCCATCTCGACGGGACGACGCATCTCGGGGTCGGGCCGGCGAGCTCGCCGATCGGGTCACAGGCTGCGCCCGGCGGCGAGGAGATCCCCGGCGTGCCAGCGGTGCCCTACGCCCCGACGCCCTACACCGCCCCGGGTCCGCAGGCGCCGACGGCGACGCCCTACGTCGGGCTCGAGGACGGGCTCGTGCGCGCGCGCGACCTCTACCAGAGCAACGTCACGATCGACCCGACCTTCTGGGCGAACTACGCCGGGATCGACGCGGTGGCTCGCGCGATCAACCCGGCGCTGCCCCCGTTGCCGACGAACGTCTACTCGGCGATCAGCGGCGCGGCGGGACCGGGCTCGAAGCACACGGCGACGGGCGACTTCGAGCCGGCGCCGTAGCGGGAAGCGGGCGGGCCCCGCGGCGGTAGGTCGGGCATGACACCGAGATCACCGGCAGGTCTGAGCGCGTTGTCGAGCGGACCACTCTCGGGGTCATGCGCAACATGAGCGAAGCCTACTTCGTCGACGACGTCACTGTGCCGGGGGAGCGACTCTAGCGCTTGCGGGTCTTCGGCCGCCGCTTGTTTTTGCGCGGCGGCTTCTTCTTCGCAGGAGGCTTCGGCCCCTTGCTCGGCTTGCCGGCCTTCTTCGCAGCCGTCCGAGCCGTCGACAGGGCGATCGCGGTCGCCTGCTTCTTCGGCTTGCCAGCCTTCATCTCGGCCTTGATGTTCTTGCCGATCGTCTTGCCCGAGTAGCCCTTCTTGAGCGGCATCACTCGGCCTCGACCTTCTTCGACTTGCGCCGGGTCTTGCGCTTCGTCTTCTGCTCGACGGGCTCGGTCTCAATGGTGACCGCGGCCTCGCGCGCGCGCCGCTTCTTGCCGCCGCTCATGTCGCCACCGGAGCGAAGTCGAGGGCGATCGAGACGTCGGCGAAGGTGGCCAGGGTGTTGCCACCGCCAACGGTGAAGCTGATCCGGTTGCCGTCGACGACCGCGTTGTCCGTGTCCGGCGCCGCGCTGTAGGTGTTGCCTGCGGCGGAGCCCGCAGCAGGGATCGTCAGGACGCCGGCCGGGAACGCCGGAGCGGGTCCGCTCGGGTTGGTGCCCTCGATCGAGACGGTGACGGTGGCGTCGACATCGATCGCCCCGCCGAGCGTCACATCGACGTTGGTCAGCGTCGCCGGCGCGCCGCGGTAGGTCATGGTGACGACGTCGGCGTTGGCCCCGATCAAGTCGAGGCCGCTCAGGTCTCGAGCGATCTTGGCCGTGGCCGCGAAGATCTCGGACATGGGCACGTTGTCGTGCTGCTGGACGGTTTGGTCGGGGTTGATCGCCATGGCCTGGCGATGGTCTCGCGCGCGGGCGCGCCGTGCAAGCTGGTAGACTCCTGGCATGGCGATCCCAGCAGGAGCGAGGCCGGCGGGCGGGTGCCCGGTCAGCGCAGGCGGCGGGGCGGCGGCGGTCGCCGCTGTGAATACCTGGCGCGAGTTTCACTCGATCACCCGCCAGACACCAGCGAGCGCCACCGGTGCGTATGCCAGCTATCTTGTGCTGACGACTGGCTCGTTGGCCGGAGGGGTCTACTCCTTCACGGTGACCATGCTGGCCGGCGGTCCGCTCGTGAACGCTGGGTCGGAGATCGAGGTCCAACTCGTGATCAACCCAGGCGCGCTGGTCCTCTCCGGTCCGCTCACCGACTACGGGGTAGCAAACGGACGATACTCGTTCAGCGGAAGTTTTACGCTCCCGCTGCCCCCAGGAGTCGCCACCCTCGATCTGCAGTTCCGTCAGCCCGTCAGCCCGGGGACGACCCAAGCACTTGGCGCAAACTGGGCATTTGAGAGGGTCGCATGAGTACGGAGTTTTTTGACCTGACGGCAACCGTAGCGGGCAATGCGTTTGCCAGTCACCTCGAGTCCGACGTCAAGTCGGTCCTGGTCGCGTCCGCGTCGAACCTCGTCGTCGAAAGCTGCTCAGTTGGCGAGTGGCCAAACGAGCCGGGCTCAGGGAACGAGATAAAGATCGTGTTCGATCGATCACCGACCGTCGGAGAGTCAACGACGATCGGTGCGGCGGTCGCCGCGCATGACACCGGCGCGATCTTGACGTCCGCACATCCAGCGATCCCGTCGACGCTGGCGGTAGTCAAGCACTCGTGGACCGAGGTCACGTCGTTCGCTGTGCGCGAGGGGTCGACTGCCGTGTTCACCGTCGAGATCTTTGGCTCGGTCGGACCTCCCGCCTCGGTGAAGAGCGTGGCCCTGTCGAGCTCTGGCACCTGCGAATACCCGATCGGAGGAAATCTCCACGCCGACACGCCGTTCGTTTTGGGCGCGAACGGGCGACTGCACCTCCGGTCACGCGTGTCTGGAAATGTTGTCTCGATCGAGATTCGGTCGGCGATCGGTGGCACGATCACCTTCGATTCGAAGTCTTTGATCGAGGTCAAGGAGATCGTGCGATGAGTCGCTACAAAGTCCTGCGCGCTGACAATATCGGCCCCGTGGTGTTCACCATCAAGGGGCACATCGCCCCTTTGACCGTCGACGGCGAGGGCGTACTTGAGATCAAGACCTACGAGCACAACGCCTGCATTGTCGCCGGCGGCACCGTGATCAAGGGCGTCCGCCTTGTGACCTCCGACGGCGAGCACCCCGACTACGAGGTCGACAACGCGGCGAACCTGTCGCAGTTCCCGGTCTTCATGATCGTGAGCGCCGGCGCCCCACTCACGATCGTTCATGAGTCTGGCGATGTGACCGAGCTGCGTGAGCGGATCAGCGTCAACGACGCAGCGAGCACCGTGATCGATACGAAGATGGTCCAGGTCTTTTTCGCGCCCTGGCTCGATCGAGTTTGGGCCATGGACTGGGCGAATGTCTGATGGCCAGCGCGCTGATCACGATCGACCAACTCGCCAACCCCACGCCAGTGGGCCAGCCCGGCGTCGCTCGAGACGACATCCTGCTCGCCAGCCCGGTCACCCTTCGCAACGCCGTCGACACCGGCGTCACACGCTGGCGCTGGACCGTCCTCGACGTCCCGATCGGCAGCGCGATCCTGACCAACGCGACGGCGACCACCGCGGAGTTCACCTTCACGCCGGACGTCGCGGGAACCTACCGCGTGCAGCTGGCGATCAACGACGGGGCCGAGGGCGAGATCGACACGAGGATCGTCGGGGTTCGCGACGGCGACGGCTTCCTCTACCCGGCAGCCGACCAGCGAGCCGAGGAGGCGAACTACGACATCGCCGGATCGCCGAACACGAAGAACTGGGCGAAGGAGGTCGAGGCGATCCTCCGCTCACTCGGGGCCCCGCAGCTGCTCAACGCCGCGCCGACTGACACACTGGCGATCTCGGCGTCGGAGACATTCACGACGGCGGCGATCGGTCTACCTTCGACGTCCTCGGAGGTCGTGGCCTACGACTTCGTCGACGCCTCGGGTGGGAATGTGGGGGCGCCGCCAACCGTCAACAGTGAGTCCTTTCTCGATGTCCCAGGCGCCAACGCTCTCGCGTCGATCTGCGTGATGACGGTCGACCTCGACACGAGCGGGACGACCTCGGCCGACGTCTGGGCGGTGGTCGTGGTCACGACGTCCAAGCCGATCCTGCTCTCCGTGATCACGATCGCGTGAGCGGGGAAGCGATCGGCGAACTCGCGGGTATCTCCCCAACCGCGGGGTGATCGATTCCGAGACGATCGAATTAACCGGTCGAGTGAGGTTCGGCGGATTCTGGGCCGACGTTGGCATCCGAGACCAGACCTCGACCCACTGCCCCCTGATCGCCGCCGTGCGCCGCGTAGTACCCTGACCGTATGGCCCTCGACCCGATCGCGCAGACGATCTGTCCTGTCCCGCTGACGCTTCAAGCGCAGCGGGGCAACTCGATCGACGTCCGGCTGCGGATGATCGACGCGCGCACCGGAAGGCCGCTCTCGCTCACGGGCTTCTCGGGGACGGCGTCGATCTACGCATCCCCGAACACGTCGATCGTCGCGCACTCGCTCGCGGTCGATGTCGACCAGAGCCCTGCAGGCGGCGCGACCACGGGCGTCGTGCTGATCTCGGTCCCGCCCGGCGAGTCGACCACGACCTGGCTCGGCTACGGATTCTGGGCGCTCACGCTCACCGACGGCGGCACCGTGACGAAGACCGTCGTGGCTGGGCCGTGGTCGCTCGCCTCGGTCTCGCTGGGGCCGAGCAGCTTCGTGTGCACCGCTCCGGGCGGCGCTGGCTTCGGAACTGTCTGCGGCGGCGCCCCGGCCTTTTCCGCGGCGAACTCCGGGTGCTCGGTGCTCGAGGCCGGCTACACGCTGATCCTGCTCCCCCACCCGGCCGGGTCGTGCGCCTGCGCGTGCTAGCCTCGCGGCATGCTGCACCGCCGCTTCCTGATCGCCGACGGCCCGGACCCCGAGTGGTCGACGCTGCAGACCCGTCCGGCTCCGGGCGGACTCGTCGAGTCGATCCGGGGCCCGACGACGGGTTTCGTCCAGTGGTACGGGATCGGCTACGACGGCGGCACCGAGAGCTCGAACCCGGTCGACATGACCGCGGGCCTGACCTTCGACGCGCGGCTCGTCTACGCTGCACCAGGGCTTGGTGGG